CGATCTAATGCTGACGAGACGCGAGGCGCTGTCTGGTTGCGCAGTCAAGTATGTAAAGTATATCCAGAATATTTTGGTTGGTTCGATAAGTGGGTCGATAGTCTAGAAGCAAAGAGCAAAGAAGATGTTGCTAAAGAAGCAAAAACTATTGCAGAAACTTGGATTTCAACAACCAACTATGCTAAGTCGGTTTTCTCAGGTGTTGCTGGGTGGTATGACCGTTATCCTAGGATTCCTTTTGGTCGTGCTACTACCTATACTCGCGATAACTTTGATAAGTTTAAGTTGTCCTTTCCTTTTCTACAGACTCTGGACCGTGGTTTCAAAGAACTTCTCCCTTCGCGTTGGTCGAACCAAAAGAAAGCAGTCGACACAATTGACTCTAAGTTCGTTGTTCCCGAAACTGTATTCACCACCATCACTGTCAACAAGTCCTTCCGAACAGCAGCGCATCGCGACGCTGGTGACTTTGCTGATGGTCTCAGCAATCTTCTGGTCGTGGGTAGTGGCGACTATACTGGTGGTTATCTAGTATTCCCTGAATATCGGATGGCAGTGAACGTTCGTCCAGGTGACTTGTTACTTGTGAGCAATCACGAGATTATCCATGGTAACACTGAGATTAAACTGACTCGTCCAGATGCTGAGCGTATTTCGTTGGTTTGCTATCTTCGTGAGAACATGCTAGATCTTGGTTCATATGAATATGAAACAACTCGTGAGCAGTATGTGATTGACCGTAGATTGAACAAAGAGCATAAGCATCATCGTCCACTTTGGAATGGAGTATCGCCAGGAATGTGGGATGAGCAAGAATGGTATGACTATCTTGAAACTAAACTCGGACGTGAAACAGTTTCTAAATACCATCCTGCAGCAGATAAAACAACATCAACACTCGGAGATTTATTTTAATGGAATATAGTATTGCTATTCCGTCTTATCATCGTGAACATACTATTCAGAATAAGACATTGAAAGTTCTTGAATCATATAACATCGATCCTGCTAAAATCACGATCTTTGTTAATGATCAGGATGAAGGCGAATATGACCGATATGCTAATGCGCTGAAGGAAAATCCTTACGCAAAAGATATTCAGATTATTCGCGGTGTTCCGACTATCGGCAGACAACGTAACTTCATTGAACGTTGGTATCCGGAAGGTACACGACTGATGATGTTCGATGATGACATTGAAGAAGTTCAAGTCAAAATCAGTGAACAGAAGTTGGGTCGTGTCGAAGATCTCGAGCGAGAAATCTTTCTTCGTGGATTTGAGGAATGTGAGAAGGTAGGTGCTAAGACCTTTGGTATCTACGCAGCATCAAATGCGTTTTTTATGAAAGATCGAGTATACAATGACATTTGTTATATCATTGCCTCGATGTTTGGTGTGATTGTTGAACATGATGATTTTCTCGCTCGAGTAACCAACCATGGTGAAGACTACGAATATTCTATTCGTCAGTATATCAAAAATGGTGTCCTTGCTCGTCTTGACAACTACACAGTCAAGTCTCGGTATTACAAAGAAGAAGGTGGTCTTCAAGATGTTCGCACTAAGGAATATGTGCATGACAGCGTGAAGATTATTGCTGACGAGTTCCCAGAACTTTGCACAATGTATATCCGAGAAACTACAGGTCACGCAGAGTTGAAACTCCATGACCGTAATAAGAAGTATCGTAAGGTAGAATCTTCTCTAGCGGATCTGTTTTGATATTAGATAAAGCAGACGCAGAATACATTGGTCGTCGATTTATTGATTATATGTCAAACTATGATCGTATCGACGACCACATGCGTATGAAAAAACTCGATCGCGTAAACACTCTTCCTCTCACACTTCCAGGTTATGAACCAGAGAACATGTTATTCTCTGACTTCAGCATGCATCCAGAAGACATGGAGTTTGAGATCTTTGAAACTTCTCCGAATGAGTTCTCTACGATGGTTGAAATTACTTCATCCTTCTGTAACGAGAACTCATTCGGTAAGGAAATTAAATTCATCGTTCGCGAAAAGAACAGTGGTAAGTACGTTGGTTTCTGTAGAGTCGCAAGTCCTCTGATCAATTCTAGACCGAGGAATGAGTGGTTCGGGCAAGTTCCTGATTTAAAGTTATTCAACAAACATGCAGTCATGGGATTCATTATTGTTCCTGCGCAACCGTTCGGATTCAATTATCTCGGCGGTAAACTACTATCACTTCTTTGTGCATCTCATGAATTTCGTGAAATGTTCGACAAGAAGTATGACATGGAAACTTGTCTCTTTGAAACGACATCATTATACGGAAATATTAAGCAAGCATCGCAATATGATGGTCTAAAACCGTTTATACGATACACTGGCGATACTGTAAGCAATTTTCTCCTTTCATTTTCCGATGATTTCTGGTTAGAGACCATGAATTGGTTCGCAAGCAAAAATAATGGTGACCCATTGTTCGGCAGAGAAGGAATTGCGTCGTATAAAATGAAAATGCAGAACAAAATGACGTCAATTATCAAAAATTCACTAAAATTTCACAATTCTAGCGAACTTTTGGCATTTTCTAACGCAATTCAGGCGAACAAAGACGTTACAACGCAAAAAAGATTTTATATTTCGACTTACGGGTATGAAAACTCAAAAAATTACATCCTCGGAAACGATAAAACGCTGATCAAGAGCAAAGAAAACTTTGATAAGCATTATTTTGAGAATATTATTCGCTGGTGGAAGAAAAAAGCGACTTCAAGATACGAAACATTAAAGTCAGACGGAAGATTACGAAATAATCTTGAAATTTGGAATGCAAATAGTATTAACAGTATTGAAATCATTCGATGACTAAATTTACGTAACTTCTTATAAATAGTCGTATGAGTTACGACATAATTTTTAAACTAATTGGAGATGTAGGATTCCCTATCGCAGCAGCATTGCTCGGTGGGGTTTTTGTGTATTTCGTCATCAACTATATTCTTGAGGGTGTTGTAAAAGCACTCAAAGGAATGCAGGGTATTATCATGGGGTTAGATAACCGAGTGAAAACTATGAACCATGATATTATTCGCGTTGATGCAGTTGTTAGTTCCGCCTTGGGTCTTAAACCAGATCTAGATAGAATAGCACGAGCAGACGGGAAAAACGACGCAAGGAAAGACTAGTGGATCCACAACTGATTGCAGAACTTGTAAAGCAGTATGGATTCCCAATTGTCGCCTCTGTCGGTATGGGGTACTTTGTGTGGTTCATCTATAAATTCGTAACAGATAAACTGATGCCATTGATTGGTGAAACAAATGTAATTTTGATTGCGTTGATTGACCGTGTTCGTATGCTTGATAACGATTTGATAAGATTAAACCAGAAGGTGAGTGTAGTACTACAAATAAAAGAGGATCATAGTGATGACAATAAACCTAAAAATTGAAATCCTCAAGGTATTTACTTTTGATTTAAATTTTTCTTCTGACAACAAAAACAAAGGGGAAGAGAAAAATGCTAAAACGAGCGATGATGCTCCTGACGCTACTAAGTCTAAGTAGTCCAGCATACGCCGATCCGATTGTTCAACAGTTTAAATCACCTTCCTTTACTGGTTATGGGTGGTCTTCGCATGTGCAGTCAATCGACGCACAAGAGCGTTCGCGCGAACAGGCAATCAAAGACGCAGAGGCAGCGAAAGCAGCATTGATAAGAGCAGAGGCATCAAATACTCCTCTTGCTAAATTCATGGCGTTGTTTACCTCTCAGGTTTATGCTCAACTTGCTACACAACTTTCGAATAATCTGTTCGCAGAAGGCGGAACATCAACCACAGGAACATTTAATCTCGATGGTAATTCTGTGAGTTATGTCAAGACTGGAACTGAAGTTACTCTAACAGTAGTGGATAAGAATGGCAATACTACGGTTGTTGTCGTTCCTATTGCTAAATTCGCATTCTAAGGAGACGGTATGAAAAAGTTAATTCTCCTTCCGCTTTTGTTAGTTCTTTCTGGATGCGTCGGTGCACTTCATCCTACTGCCAACCAATCATATCTCTTTAGAGATGATGCTGAAGTCAAGCGTTTTGCAAATCCAAAACTATTCAAGGATCTTCCTGAATTAGATGGGCAACCAATTCCCATCGCGCTGTATTCGTTTACTGATAGAACTGGACAACGTAAACCATCTTCGACTCTTGCCAGTTTCTCGACTGCGGTAACTCAGGGTGCAGATGCATATCTGATCAAAACACTACAGGATACAGGAAACGGTAAGTGGTTTATTCCTGTTGAACGTGTCGGTATTGATTCGCTGATTAAAGAACGTCAACTTGTTCGTCAGATGCGTGAACAAATTTCAGGAGAAGCGGCTGAACCTCTTCCACCACTAAAGGTTGCGGGTATCATCATTGAAGGTGGTATCATTGATTATAATTCTAACATTAAAACTGGTGGTACTGGTGCTAGATTCCTTGGCGTCGGTCCATACCAGCAATACACACAAGACCAAGTTACAGTTAGTCTTCGTCTAGTTTCTGTCCAGACTGGCGAAGTTCTCAATTCGGTTACTGTAGAGAAAACTGTTCTCTCTACTTCCGAGGGAGTAACTGCATTCACATTTTTCGACATGGCGACTAAAGCATTTGAATTTGATGGACAACAAACAAGTAATGAAGCAGGTAGTTATGCGATCCGTTCTGCCATAGAAACGGCCGTTGTTGAGTTAATCAAGGATGGTGAAAGAAAGAGTCTATGGAGATTCAAACAAAAGGAAACAACAAATGAAACTAAGTAAGTTTTTATTAGTTGGAGCTGCTCTTTGTTATGGAACATCAGTGACTGCACAAACAGTGCTACCAACAGCACCAACTCCTCCAGCAATTGTAACAACTTCGCCAAATGAAACAGAAGCGAATACTGTTGCGACAACCAATAAAGTTTATATTGATCAAGAAGGGGGTAACGTAGATGTTAACATCGTTCAAACTGGTACTGCTAATGTCATCGGTTCTTCTATTGATCCTATTTACCTACGTGGTGATAACCAGAGCGTTATCGCAATACAAACAGGCAATGGAAACCAACTTTATATGGGTATCGTATCCGATACAGGAGCCCAAGGAATCGCCGATGTAACAATTCGTCAAATCGGTGACCTGAATACTGCTACCATCCGTTGCGGAACTGAAGTTACTGACTCCTCATGTAATCAACTTGACATGAATGCCAAATTCACTGGTAATAACAACTCGTTTGTTTTCCGTGGTTCGGGTGCTAACATCCGTAACTCTATGGATTTCAACGGTAACAATAACACAATCAACATGGATGCGTTATCACCAAATGCGTCACAAACTATTCTGGTGACAGGCAACTATAATGACTTTGATGTTACACAAACCGATCTCGGTGGAACATTTGGTCACTCACTATATGTAAACCTAACAGGTTCGCTAAACACTGTAACAACACAACAGTATGGCGCATCTGAAACTGTGATCAATATTAATAGTGTGGGATCAAATGGCACGTTTAATATCAAAACTGGTCACTAATCTTCTACTGATTTTTCTGTTATCGACTCCTGCCTTTGCTGGTATTGGGTCGATAACAGAGTCCAGAGGAGGTGGTGCCATTAAGCGTGGTGCTAAGACTACAGCAGCATCTAAAGGTTCTGCTGTAGAAAAAATGGACACAGTGTCCACCAACTCTCAAGGTAGATTTAGGATTACATTCAATGACTCGACAACAGTTAATATTACAGAAAACTCGCGACTTCTTGTGGATGATTTTGTGTATGATGGTGGAGGGAAATCAAAAGGCAAACTCGGGTTACGAGTTGCTCTTGGAACAGTTAGATATGCGTCAGGTAAAGTCGCAAAAACAAACCCCAGAGGCGTAAACATTCGCACACCAACTGCTACTATCGCAGTTCGTGGCACAGACTTCGTTATGTCGGTTGATGAAGCAGGTCGTTCTACGGTCGTGCTGGTTCCCGAATGTTATAACGAATTAGACATCACCAAACAGACTGCGGAATGTCCGAATGGAATGATAGATGTTATTACAGCATCTGGCGTAGTTACATTAACTCAACCATTCCAAGCAACAGTTGTGGAAAACAACTTTGCTCCTCCTGCTCCACCAGTAGTTATTAATCCTTTGATGAAGGCGCTAGATAACAATGTTCAAATTGTTCCACTAGAAACGGATGATGGGCAAAGTTTGCTTCAACTTGCTAGAGATAGTTTAAAGAAATTTACTAACCCTGCAAAAGCAGCATCGGATGACAATAAGGATCCAGATGCAGGCACCGATGATAGCACGGAACAAGTTACAGTTGCCATGCTTCGTCAAGCAACACCTCAAGAACTACTAGAAGTTTTTGCTGAATTTAACGAAGGTGGTAAACCAGCAGAAACAGTCTATACTAATGTTTCTCCTACGTTCAAGAAGAATGTTCAAGTCGGTTGGGTGTATACTCGACTCTCCGAAGATAGACAACAGGCAGTTACTATCTGGTTGGAGAAAGGTAACGAAGCGCAAGTGGTATCTGTTCAAAATGGTTTGATAGATGTTTACAACTTTGTGGACGATAAGTGGACAACATCAGGAACTGGTAGACCACAAGGTAATATAACTGTGATGCAGGAAACAGGTGCAAGATGAAAAATCTAATTGCTCTATTCTTATTATTGTTTGCGATGCCTGCATTCGCACAGGTAACGAACTACGGTTTCGAGAATGGCAACTATACAGGTTGGACTGTTAGTAACGGTTCAACTACAGCAAGAACTTCCTGGAGTGATAGTGGTTCGGGTGTTCAAGTAACAACTGGTATGACTAACTACTGTCCAGGTGGCGGTAAGTGCTGGACTGTTACTCCATATGGTTCCTACATGGTATCGCTACAAGCAGGAAATGGATCTCCTGGATTTGATGGTGCCATGACTACTTTAGGGTTGTCAGGTTCTACAATTACATCAATTAGGAATACTATTTACTCTAATGGTAGCATGTATCCTACCAATGCGACTTCTATCAGTAGAACAATGTTCCTTCAAGCAGGAACAACATACACTTATGCTTGGCAGTATGTTTCGACGGATTATGTTCCATACAATGATGGATCGATGATCACTGTTACTGGTGGTAATGGTACTCCGACAATCAACGGACAAACTCAAAACTTCGCGCTTCTAGGATTCACCAATCAAGGAACTGGAAATTATTCTGTGGGGTCTTACGGTGCTACAGGTTGGCAAGTCGCAGTCTTCACAGTTCCTGCTGACGGAAACTATCTTTTAGGATTTGCCTCATTCAATCTAGGCGATACTGCATTATCACCAATTCTGTTTATCGATCAGATGCAAGGAACAACCTCCTTGAATGGAGCAACCTTTACACCTGTTGCTCCTAATGCTGGTTCTTCTGCACCGCCACCTCCTCCACCTGCGCCACCAGAACCAACATTTCCGTTGGCATCAATCAGTGCGAACCAATCATTGAAGATTAATCAAACAAATGCGATTACGCAAAACTCTATTTACATCAATGCTACTGGATCTAACAATTCGGTTTATATCGAACAGTTCTCAAAGCAAAATCAAATTCGTGGCGTTAATGGCGCACAAGCAATGCTGATCAATGGTAGCGGTAACAGCGTAACTATTAATCAAGGTACAGCAGTAACACCAATCGGTAAGAATTTAGCAGAAGTTTCTATAACTGGTAATAACAATATTGTATCTCTGACTCAACAATATGGTGGTAAATATGCGGAGATTATTACCAATGGTCTGAGCAATCAAATCTCAGCACAGCAAAAAGACGCTAACGGAAAATCGTTGTTTATCAATGCTTTAGGAAACTCTAATAATATCAGTGCCTTACAACAAGGGACTGGTAACCATTTTCTAGATATCAGCGCACCATTTGGTGGAGTTACTGCATCTGTTACTCAACTAGGTGCTTCTGCGAAGCAATTTCAACTTTTACTAAATAGTCCTGGAATTGGTGTAACTGTCACACAAAATAACTTGACTGCCGCCGACTCTGCGAAAATGGAAATAACATGCACGACTGGACCATGTAATGGATACTCTTATACAAAAAACTAAAAAAGTTCTACTCTCGCCATGGTTGGCATTGATTACTTTTGCGGTATTGTTAACAGTAAAACTAGCAAATCCATACATGGTCGAATCCGCGAGATTGAAGTTTTATGATTATTTGATGCTCGGTTCGCCGACGCAATCTGAACAAATTGTAACAGTCAATATTGGGGAGAAAGCAATTGAGAAATATGGTCAGTGGCCGTTTCCACGTGAGGTCCATGCTCAAATTATTAGCGACCTTTATGCTAGAGGGGCTACTCTTGTTGGTAGCACTATACTTATGCCTGAGTCTGATCGGATGGGGACTGATCGAGTTCTTTCGGATACCTTAAATCAGTATCCAGTAGTTCTCAGTCAGACTGTGTCCGCTGACTGTACTGCATCAAAGAGTGCTCACCGAGCGGATCTAGGTCGGACAGGAGTTGCTGTGATTGGAGACGGTCAGGCGACAGACTTTATTTCGTCATATCCATGCGTCCTATCGAATCTAGCAATGCTTCAGCAGAATGCTGCTGGTGTTGGAGTAACGTCAACTCTTCCTGAATCTGACGGAGTTGTGCGACGAGTTCCGCTTCTCGCAACATCAGAGGGTGAATACTATCCTGCGTTTGCTCTAGAAATGTTAAGAGTTGCTGCCGGAGACCCTTCGTATCAGGCAAAGATAAATCAGACTGGGGTTGAAGCATTACGAATTCCTTCTTTCGAGACAATTAAAACAGATGAATATGGAAGAACGTTTATTAATCCCAATTATGTATTTCCATCTGTTGAAGTAGGTTCTGATATTCCTCGTCTTGATGGGAAAATTGTAATTGTTGGCGTAACTGCTGCTGGTATAGCGAACCCTGTAGCGACTCCCTCAGGTGCGCAATATCCCCATGTCCTTCAGGCGAGTATTCTTGAAACTCTGATAAATGGGGATTCGGTTGCGATTCCGAACTGGTCAGCAATTGCGGATCTCGCTGCTTTTCTTGGTCTTGCTCTGGCATTGATCATTCTTTCTCGTTTTAAATTCTCTATAATTTATATTGCTGTGATTCTCGGTGGATATTTCTATCTACCTGTTTATCTGTTTGCGAGCAAAGGTATTCTGTTCGATGTAACATTTAACGTATTTGCTATTGCTCTCATCTATATTCACATCTTCACCGCAAAGTATATTTCTGAATATCTACAGAAACAGCAAATTAAGAAGCAGTTCGGAACCTATCTGTCACCAGATCTTGTCGCTCAGTTACAAAGGCAACCAGAACTTCTGACACTTGGTGGTGACTCTAGGGAACTGTCGATCATGTTTACAGACGTTCGTGGGTTTACTACCATCTCTGAACACTACGGTGAAGACGTTCAAGGTCTTACGAAGATTATGAATCGCTACATGACGGTGATGACAAGAGCAATCCTTGAGAACAAGGGTACACTAGACAAGTATATTGGTGATGCTCAGATGGCATTCTGGAATGCACCGTTGGATAATAACAAGCATGCGTTAGATGCAGTAAGAACTGCCTTTCAGATGCTAAAAGATTTGGAGATTTTCAATGACGAAATTAAAAGAGAAGGTGTACCCGCTTTTGGGATGGGTCTTGGTATTAACACTGCCACTGTGGTTGTTGGTAATATGGGCAGCACTCAGCGTTTTGACTATACTTGCTTGGGGGATGGCGTTAATTTGGCTGCTCGTCTGGAAGGTCAATCCAAGCCTTATGGAGTCAAACTCGTCCTCGGACCGCAAACTGCCGAATTGGTTGGGGATGTATACCAAGTAGTAGAACTTGATCTAATTGCTGTTAAAGGTAAGACAGAACCTGCTAGAATATATACAGCATTCCCATTCTATGATACTGCTGGTGAATTACAACATAAGAAATTCTTAGGATTTTACCGTAGCGGAAATTGGGAAGACGCTAAAATGTTTGCCAGCGACTTAAAGAAGTGCTGGCAAGGAGAGTTGGTAAATTACTATGACATGATGCTCGAGCGCATGGAGGGCGAACCTCCTGCTAACTTCGATGGGGTTTACCGTGCCACGTCCAAGTAAGTAGTGGGTTGTCCTTTTCCTCGTTGAATCGGAAAAACACAACAGGAGTTTCTGTTACTTCTTGTGTATTGAGTTCGCTTTCAACTCGACCGAAGTGCTCATCGATTTCCTGATCGTGAATTGTTGTAGACATTAAAAACTTCTCCCAATTGATTGTTGGCAAAATTGCCGAAATAGATCTTCAAAATTGCCAGTCTTGTAGACCCATGCATCATAAAGACTCTGTGCGACAGGAATGTCACCGCTTGATTTGCTAACGTAGTAACCTCGATCTGTGAGTTCTTCGATCAGATCTCGGTCATCAAAGTCGTCCATGTAAACTTCGACTTCAGTTGTAATACTAACCATTATGCTGCAATCCTTTGCTTATATTTAAGACGACCTTCGAGGTATTCCTCGAAAGATTTATAATTGGGAACACCGTTCGCTTCCAACTCAAAATTAATTTCAGCAAAATTTTGCTGTTCATACTGCCACCCGTTCCACGAAACGCCGAGCAGTTCTAGCAATTCTTCTTCGCGCTGAGTAATATCAATAACCATCAAAACCTCCATAATATAATTTACTATACCCCATTTCTACAGAAAAGTCAAGCCCCAAATTACATTCGGTAATATTTTTTTCTATAATATTCGGCAGACTCACGATCAAACTCACGATGGCGTTCCCAGAAAGTCATTTTTCGTTCAGCGATTTCAATTTCTTTTCCGGCTTGAATTTTTTCTCGTGTATCGGGCGAATTGCGGAAGATGTGACACAGAACAAAATGATTATATGAATGATTCGCCCAAGCACTATTAGGATTCATTTTCAGGATTGTGAACGGATTAAAATCGCTATTTTTCGCGTTACCAGTTTCATAAAAAATATTCATCATTTCTTCTCCTATTGATTAACCATTCTACTCTATAATTTAAAAAATGTCAAGCCCTTATTTTTAGCTTGACATTTTCCATTGGATAAGGTATAAGAGTATGTTGAGTTAGAAAAGGATTCTGTTATGTCTATGCAACTTATGTCACATGCGTTCACCACCACTAGCACCAAGAAGCGCAAGACTTCTAACAAGGGTGTCGCTGCACGGTATTCCCAGGACTGGGTAGATTACAATAAGCAGATGAAGCGGATTGGTAGCAAGACAAAGACATTCGATGAGTATGTCTCCTATCGTCAGGGTAAGTATAATCCCAAGTTGCGTGGCACACCTCTCCCTAAATATGAAGTCAGCGACCATCGTCACAAGTATCCTTCTGGTGATGGTATTGGTGTAAACTATTCTCGCAAAGAACAGATCTACACAGGCACACTTATCAAGGGTATCAGCGTTCTACATAAGAGCAATGCTGTTCCTGTTATTAATGATGAACAAATTTTGGAGATTGCGAAGATGCGTCGTGGTTAATTTTGATGTTGTGATGCTATGGATGCAATATATCCGCAATAATCCAGATAATGCATACAGATTCTCCGAGAACTTTTGGGACAGTCAAATCGAGAGCAAGAAATGGTTGCTCGAACATGTAACTCACATGGATAGATCTATCGTAATTTTCGGTGGGTGGTATGGAGTTCTTGCACAGTTTATTGCACATAAGTTTCCTGATGCGCGAATTCTAACTACTGACTTGTCTTCTGATTGTAAACAGGTATTTGATGCCATCGATGAGTGCTATCACGATATCACATTTCGTCAACACGACATGCGAAATGGCATGCCGCTCAATCATTCACATCCGGATCTGGTGATCAATACCAGTACCGAGCATGTTACACAAGAAGTATATGATGCGTGGTGGGACTCTATTCCTAACACGACTAAATATATCGTCCAAGGAAATAATCTAGTTAATCCTGAGCATGTCCGCATTGCCGATAATCTAGAAGAATTTTTAACAATCAACAATATTAAAAATCCGCAGTATGCAGGTATGTTGAAGTGTGGGCATTTCTATAGATACATGGCAGTGGGTTATAAATGATAATACCGAACGAAGAACGAATAGAAGAACTGGGTAGGAAACGTGATGTTATCAATGCAGTAAGTCCTTCTTTCTGTGCAGCAAAATGGTTGCAAACAACCTTATATTTGCAAAATGGTTACAATCATTCATGTCACCATCCATCTCCGCATAAAATTCCACTAGAAGAACTTGCGAATGATATTAATGCGTTGAGCAATAGTTCTTTCAAGAAACAGCAACGTAAGAAGATGCTAGAGGGCGAGCGTCCATCTGAATGTGAATACTGCTGGAAAATTGAAGATCTCAATACAGAGTATTTTTCAGACAGACATTACAAGACTGCGGAATGGTGGTCATATGATAAGATTGATGAGATCGCGCATACGGCATGGGATGCGAATGTATTCCCAACATATCTTGAAGTTTCGTTTTCTAATGCTTGTAATTTTGCTTGTGCATATTGTTCACCTGAAATTTCTAGTAAGTGGATGGATGACGTTAAACAGAATGGTCCATATCCTACGCAATTCGGAACAAGTAATCTAGAATGGTTGAAACAGGTAGGACGATTCCCATATAAGAACAGCGAACATAATCCATACTCGGAAGCATTTAAAGAGTGGTTCCCAGAAGCGATGAAGCATGTGAAAGTGTTTCGTATGACTGGTGGTGAACCCACTATGAGCAAGGATTTCTGGGAAACAATGGAACTGATCAAACAGAACCCTCCTGCTGACATAGAACTTGGTATTAATACAAACTTGGGTGTGCCCGATCAGTTAGTTGATAAGTTGATTGAGACAATTAACTCTCTCGAGGGTAAAGTCAAAGATATTCAAATTTATACTAGCGCGGAGAGCACCTTCGCACAAGCAGAGTATGCTCGTGATGGTATTAACTACATGAAGTGGTATGCAAACGTAGAACGCATTCTACGCGAAACCAACTTCCGTGTTAACATTATGACAACGATTAATATTTTAAGTTTACCATCTTTTGCAGAATTCGTCGAGCATGTTATGGATCTGCGTGTTCTGTTTAACAGAAATACCGAAGAAAACAGAGTTCCGTTGAGTGTTAACTACTTACGGTATCCTCCATACTTACAGGCAACACTACTCAACACTGAAACCAGAATAGAGTATGCAGATAAGATTGAGAAATATTGTGAAGGTTGGTTGAAGTATCATTCATCATCACAGTGGGCAAGACTATATCTTGAAGAATGGGATCAAATTAAAAGATTCTGTGATTATCTGAGGACTACTCCAACTGCAGATAAATATCGTAGTGACTTCGTTAAATTTGTAAACGAATATGATATAAGAAGAAATAAGAACTTCAGCATTACATTCCCGATGTATGTGAACTTACTTGAAGAGTGGAAAGATTAATATGACTTCGTTCAAGAAACCTGATGAGACACTACTGGAATACCGTAACAGAGTTTTAGATAGTAAGTCTAAAAGTTTTTGCGGCGCAAAATGGTATAATGCGACCACTTGGTTGGGTAGTGGGACAACAGCAAGTTGTCATCACCCACCCGCACATAAGATTCCACTTGAAGAGGTTGCTAACAATCCTTCTGCAATCCATAATACTATGCATAAAAAAGCAATGCGTAAGATGATGCAGGATGGTGATCGACCTTCTGAGTGTGAGTATTGCTGGAAAATTGAAGATATTGGCAGAGACAATGTCAGCGATCGAGTATTCAAATCTATAATCCACACAGAAGATGATCTCGAAAAAGCATATACGAGCGATTGGAAGGATGATGCATCCCTCCGGACTTTTGAGATTGCATTTGATAGAACTTGTAATCTTGCTTGTTCATATTGCAATGCTAGTTTCTCTACCTCATGGGCAAGAGATATTAAACAGAATGGACCATATCAAAACTTAGTGTCAGATGGTGCAGGTGCCTTTGAGCAAGATGGTTCTTGGACCGAACCATTTAGTAAGGATGATACCAATCCGTATATTGATGCTTTCTGGAAATGGTGGGACAACGGTCTTGCTGATACACTGAAAGAGTTAAGGATTACTGGTGGCGAACCGCTGATGAGTCCTGAAACATGGAGACTACTTGATTGGTTTGAGAAACAAGATAGTGACATGGCATTTGCTATCAATACCAACTTGATTGCTAAAGATGAAACCATCGATAGATTGATTGAGAAAAGTAAAAATATCAAAAGTTTCTCAGTATATACTAGTTGTGAATCATCTAAAGATCATGCAGAGTATATTCGTGATGGTTTTGATTATGTTGTTTGGAGAAAGAACCTTATTCGTCTAATCACAGAAGGTAATGTTCAGGGATTGAATATTATGATGACCATCAACAGTCTATGTTTATTTGACATAACTGAATTTATGGATGATATATATTCAATTAAACAAATGACAAACTCTAAAACACCTACTTTGAGTTTGAATCTACTGCGGTTCCCCAGTTTCCAAAGTCCTCTTGCGCTTCCTGATCATATTAAGAATTATTGTCGAGAGAAACTACTCACATGGTATGAGCAAGCAAAAGAACGTCCATTATGGAATGATTTTGAGAAGGTAAGCATCGAACGATTGATTGATTATCTTGATATTGTAGAAGCACCGCACAGAAGAACCAGCAATAAAATTACTCTTTGGAGAGATTTTAAAACATTCTACAGTCAATATGATCAACGCAGAAACAAAAATCTTGTTGAGACGTTTCCGGTAATTCTTCGTGACTGGTATCAAACATTGCCAGATACAAAATTGAAAGATAAGACCAATTTGATTAATGGTGACAGCACAAAGCAATATATTAATGATGAAGATCTGATGCGCATCGCAAAAGAAGAAGGTTGGATTCTTACTCCGGATTCTTCCAATATCGGAGACCCATTGGGCAACTATGACTAGAGATTATAAAAACGAATCCACATTCTGTTCAGCACTATGGTCACACTTGCATGTCATCAATGATGGTAGAGCATATGCCTGTTGCCAAACTCCATTGAAATCTGAATATTCTTTTGGAAATGTTAAAGAACAATCATTTCTTGAGATTATGAATAGTGACAGCGCAAAGAAAATGAGAAAGGATATGTTGGATGGTAAACCTTTACCAGAACAATGTCATCGCTGCATAGATAAAGGCGATCATGGTTTGAACACCATGCGCGCAGGGATGAATTCTCAGTGGTATGATGCGGTAGCAGATTTAGTGCAATCTACACAACCAGATGGAACAATTTCCGAAGCAAGATTATTGTATTGGGACTTTCGTTTTAGTAATGAGTGTAATCTAGCATGTGTAACATGTGCACCATTGTTCAGCACTTCGTGGAGTAAAGATTGGAAAGTATTACATCCAAATGATGAAACTGAATTGGGTCTTATTTCTCTAGAAAAATCTTCTTTATTTTGGGAAGAAATCGAACGAAATCTTAGTAGTATGCAACAGATACATTTTGCGGGTGGCGAACCTCTCATAATGCCGGAACATTGGAATATTCTTCAACTACTAGATGAAAAGGGAAGGCATAATGTCCGACTTAGATATAGTACCAATGGAACTACTCTTGGCAAAGAAAAATATAATGTTCTAGATTACTGGAAGAAGTTTAAAGATGTCCATCTGAGTTTGAGCATTGATGGCGTAGGTGATGCGTTTGAGTATATCCGTTATCGTGGAAACTGGAATAAAACATTCGAGAATATTAAACGAATTCGCGCAAGCAGGTCTGCAGATTATTGGATCCATCCTACTGTCAGTATTCTTAATATCTTCAGATTAACAGAACTCCATAATACTCTACATAGTAACGATTTGATTCCTTTGACTGATATTCGCGGTCGGGAAATTAATATTGAAAATTATTGGTCAGATAGATTCCACTTAAATCCTCTGTTCGTTCCAAGTGAATACAGTATTACGGTAATGCCGAAACTTCTTAAGGATAGATGTGCTGAGAAAATTCATATATATGGTATGAAATTACAATCTGACTGGGGAATACCGTATTCTGGATGGTCGTCTATTATAGATTTCATGTATTCTTCTGACAATAGTCACCTGATGGATAATTTCAAAAACAAAATTAATCGACTTGATAATATTAGAAATCAAAATTTCTATGCAGTTAATCCGGAGTTTATAGATGCACAATGATATATTACAAAAGATAAGATTAGAAAAAAAATTTTACAGAGATCCATCTGTGTCAGAAGCGTTAACTGATATTTCGCACCATAAATTTTTATCTTTAGATGATATTAGAGTGCTGGGATATGTGTTGCCATACCCAAAACCAGAACAAATTCCCTATCGTGATGTCTATCTGGAATACACCAATTACTTTGAAGAGCAACTTATTAAACAAGGTTTAATACAGGATTCTTGGAAGTATCATTTAAATCCATATTTATTCAGAGACAAATGGGAGTTAACTGTAACTGATAAGAAGAAGATAGGATGCTTTGGTGATAGTTTTACGTTCGGGGATGGATTGCCTTCACACGAGATACATCCACATTATCTTGAAGAGTTGACCCAATCCAGAATTTTCAATGTTGGTAAAGGAGGATCATCCATCGAGAGAATTACAAGAATTTTTTCTGTGTTTACAAAATTTGTCAACCTTGATATAGCAGTATTTACGTTACCACATGTTTACAGAGAATTTTTTATAGATCCGGATGGAATAGTAACTGATTTGATTCCGAATTCTAGGAGCAACGTACACAAGAAATACATGGAACCATTTTTTGGTATTCATGAAAACTATCAATTATCTAAATTATCGTTTAACATTAATTATATCTTGGATATTGCTGCTGAGAGAAATATTAATGTGTTATTTACTACGTGGGATATGCCAACACATGAATTGTTGCAAATTGTTGCGCCACATAACATAGCAGAAGAAATATTCCCTAACTATTTGGATAACAAACAAGCAAGGGATTTACAGCACCCAGGAAAACTATCGCAAGAAAAACATGCCCAAAATATAATGAAAGAATTACATGATAGAACTTGGATTTAGAGATAGACTGAATAATATAGAATATATCAATATCAAACCTAATGATTGCAATTTATCATTATTGTGGTTGAGTCGACTCGACCGTTTGATGGATAAGCAATCAATTGTTTATGTGAAAAATTTTAGTTTACTTGGATTTAATTGTGAGTATAGAACTCCACAACAAGTTTGTGATGAACTCGACAGAGCGATTTATATTATCAATTCTAAAACTGAGTATAAAATAACTGAAGATTATTCAGTACTTAGAATTCGGTATGATCAACAATTGCTGAATAAATTGCACCATCATTTCGAAACTGCCCATGGGCAAGTTTGGAACCCAACAAGACTATTAGCGACCTCTTCTGGTGAAGTTAGACTGTCAATATGCATGCTCAATCATTGTTGCCATTGGTTAGAAACTTGGTATGACGAAGAAGTCAAAAAGGAACGATGGAATAACAGAGTTAGAAACGGATATTTCTACTACAGTGTGCTTGGTGCCAATGAAAAAATAGAACTTCCGCAAAATGAAAAAAAGAACTTTACCAAGACTGTTGATAATGGGTTGGTATATCTCCATTACGCTCAGACAGGTAAAACTTGGTATGAAGCATATCTTGATAATGACGATGACGTAACAGATGCTGGAATTTCTGAGCATAGATTGATAAGCGGAGAATTTGATTGTCACTTTGGCAATACATATGAATTTCCGACTGATGCAGAATTTACGGAATGGTTGATATCAAAAGGCGTAGATCCATCGAATGAGCAAAATGGATTAGGTTATGCAGAAGTGGGTAGAGTTTTAAATTTATCTAAAGAAGAAGCATTATCATTTTTTACAGAATATACCGATTTCTACAGTATAAAATTTAATGGTAAAGTACAAGAATATGATTATAGATATTATGATGAAACATTTTATTCTAAATCAGTAATGAAATGGGGAGGATGGGAAAATGTTCCAGAAAATAATTAAATGGTATAATGCATATAAACTACGAAGAAGAATCAATAAGATACGAAAGAGCGATCCGTTTATCTATGATTGAATGGGGTATATCTGCAGGAGCACATGATGCTGCATTGACTGTTGTTGCTGGTGCAGAAATACTCTTCGCCTCTCATGCAGAGAGATACAGTGGAATTAAAAATGACAAGCATCTAAATACTGATCTTATTGATGTAGCATTGAAGTTTGGGAAACCAGCAAAAATCCACTGGTATGAAAAACCGAGATTGCGTGCAATGCGTAGGTTTCTTACGGGGCAAGGATTGACTAGATTCAGTGCCGAGAAGTATCTAAAATCATTTGGTATAACTGCACCAATAGAATATGCGAACCATCATGAGTCGCATGCTGCTGCTGGATATTACACATCTAAATTTTACACTGCAACTGCATTAGTAATTGATGCTATCGGCGAATTTGATACTGCTTCTATTTGGACATGTGCTGGTAATGAGATGAAGAAACAGTGGAGCATGGATTATCCGAAATCGCTCGGTTTATTCTATTCTGCTATAACAGACAGAGTTGGATTGAAACCAAACGAAGACGAGTATATCCTCATGGGTATGGCAGCATATGGTAATCCTGACAAATATTATTGGGAAATGCGCGAACTCTATGAGAAAGTAAATCTACATCGCGGATGTAAGTGGTGGTTGAAAAGTGAAGATCCTGATTACTACGATCTTGCCGCATCAGCACAGAAGATTTATGAGGAAGAATTCGAGAAACTGCTCGTTCGCGCAAAGATGAAAGACACTTTCCAAAATAATCTAGTATTATCAGGGGGTTGCGCACTTAACTGCTCTGCCAATCATATTGCTCGAAAATATTTCGATAATATCTGGATTATACCGAATCCAGGAGACGCTGGTAGTTCTCTCGGTGCTATTACTGCAAACAACCGCAGAAAACTAAACTGGCAAGGTCCATATCTCGGCGAGAATATTGATACCGAATATCCTGTAGAAAATCTATTGACTTCTTTGCTTGAAGAGGGTATAGTTGGAGTTGCTAGTGGAAAGGCAGAGTTTGGTCCGAGAGCATTTGGTAACCGAAGTCTTCTCGCTGATCCATCTAGGACAGACATTAAGGATAGAGTAAATGCAATCAAGCGCAGACAAAAGTTTAGACCATTCGCACCAGTCATCCTTGAGCAACATGCAGCAGAGTATTTTGACATGCCAGTTGAAGTATCCCCTTACATGCAGTTTACTGCAAGATGTAAATTTCCTACAAAGTTCCCTGCTATCATTCACGTTGATGGCACATCTCGCGTCCAAACTGTAAACGAGCAGCAGCATCCAGGATTGTTTGAATTGTTGACAAGATGGTATGAAGAAACAGGTTGTCCGATGTTGCTGAATACTAGTCTGAACATCAAAGGATTTCCGATGGTGAATGATGTAAAAGATGCTGCAATGTTTCAAGGCATGTATGATGTCAAGGTATATTAAAGAACTAGAATTTACTATAGATCCTGCACCATACATTAAACTGTGGTCAGAATTACCAGTTATGAAACAGCATAATCTCAAATATAGAGAATGTGATGAGGCGCTAAGTTTTGAAGAAAAACTCCAACTAGGATCGGGAACTCTGCGTAATCAAAATATCCTCAAGCGGCAGGATTATACGCAGCATATTTTCCCAGAAATTAAAAAATTAGAAAATCAAATATATAATTATTCTAATGGTTACCTAACTATAGATCGTATTAGATTTATGAACATGACACCGATAACCTGTTTGAGTTATCATGTTGACCCTGATTCTATTCGTTATCACATACCTCTGATCACTGATACTAATGCGTTCTTTGTTGTAGATGACAAGGTGGAACGAATGCCAGATATTGGTAGGTTGTATAGTTTACAAACCAACGTTAAACATACTGCAATAAATGCTTCCACTTCTGCAAACAGACTTCACATAGTTTTTTCAACACATTTTAATAAATAGATCTATGGCAGAGATACTCAAATTTCCTGATAAGTTTTACGGGAAACGACTATACCGAATACCATTGTATTCGGACATGGACATTGACATTGTTTTATTCTGCGTTAATGCATTTGGTGAAACAGATAATCGTGTAATTATTGACGATTTAATTAAGATGGATCCAGTTGATGTCATAAAATGTATTGACTTTTCGCTTGAATCAGAGTATATTTCTAATACTACGAAAGCACATATTCAATGCATTCGTAAGTCGATTGAGGAAGTCCCCTTTAAACTTGAGAACTAATATATTATGAATATTTTTTACCTTGACCGTGACGTCAAAACTTGTGCTACATATCACAATGATAAGCACGTTGTTAAAATGATTTTAGAGTATGCCCAATTACTGTCAACAGCACATCGTATGCTTGATGGTAAAGAATATATTGATGCCTCTTCTGGTCGACGCATAAAACGTTGGCGACTTGGTGATGAGAACATGGAGAATATGCTTTACAAGGCGTCACATATTAACCATCCCAGTGCTATTTGGGTTCGGCAGTCTAATAATAATTACAATTGGTTGATGTGTTTGTTGCAGGATCTGCTACAGGAATATACTTACCGATATGGTAAGATTCATGCGACTGATCGCCTAGTATACTGGTTGCGCAAACCTCCTGCTAATATTCCTGTTGGTTATTTTACCCAACCAACTCCTGCGATGCCTGATGAATACAAAGATCCTTGCTCAGTTGTTTCGTATCGTAACTATTATATCGGTGCAAAAAAAACTATGGCAAAGTGGAAAAAACGTCCTATTCCAGAGTGGTGGAGCGATACAGTTTAATAAATACTTACATGAGAACAAAAACACCAATTCCAATTTCAGATACCGAACTCCCTCGGTAACAAACGGCGACTCCACCTGCGTGGCGTCGCCTTTTTTGTATTCACTCTAGTAAGAATAAGGACTGTTCATGACGAGAAGAAAAAACAATCTCCAAGTTGTAACGAATTCTGAACCAAAGGTAACAATTGAAAAGAGTAAACTGTGTAAAGTTAAATATGAGGATCTACGAAATATTCAACCTAAGACACAGAATCAACGACTCTTCTTCGATCTTTATAATCAACAGTCCACTGCAATGCTACTACATGGTGTAGCAGGAACAGGCAAAACATTTATTTCCATGTATAAAGCACTTGAAGAAGTTCTGGATCCAACAACAGATTATGAACGTCTTGTTGTTGTGCGTTCAGCAGTACCATCAAGAGATATCGGACACCTTCCAGGTGACGAGAAGGAAAAAACAGAGGTCTATACTTTACCTTACGTTGAGATATGTGATGATCTATTCAATCACATCCAACCCTTCCTGCGCATGCAGGAGCAAAAGACCGTTCATTTCCTAATCACCTCGTTCGTGCGTGGTATCACACTTGATAATTCAGTGATCATTGTTGACGAATGCCAGAACATGACTGACATGGAACTCAACTCTATAATGACACGTATCGGTAAAAACTCCAAGATTATCTTCTGTGGAGACTTCCGTCAAACCGACCTAAATAAAAAGAACGACATGTCAGGGTTGCAAAAGTTTATCGCAATTGCTGAGATGATGCCATCATTTAAGACGGTTGAATTTTCTGTGAATGATATTGTCAGGTCTAAACTTGTCAAGGAATATATCCTTGCTCGTTTAGAATATGAAGAAAAACATAATTAAGGGCTTGACTTTTCTGTCAATTATAGTATAATGGATTTATGATGTTTGAAACAATATATGAATATGAAGATTTTGCCCAGTCAACTACGAGCGAAGATGGTGGTAGAGTTTATGTAAATGCCAGTGGCGTTGCATATCCTTCTGCCACCACCGTTCTTGGAGTTCTATCCCGCGACTCTATTGCCGCTTGGCGAAAGCGTGTTGGTGAAGAAGAAGCGAATAAGATCTCAAGTAAAGCATCAACTCGTGGAACTAAGATTCACACGCTAACTGAGACATATCTCAAGAACGAAAACGTTAGTGACAAGATTGATGAAGTTAAAGCATCGATGCTTGACGTTGAGATGTTCAATAAGTTTAAATCTATTCTAGAACCAATCAGCAACATCCATTGTCAGGAACTTGCGCTTTACAGTGATCATCTGCGTATGGCAGGCCGAGTTGACTGTATCGCTGAGTATCAAGGCAAACGTGCTGTCATCGACTTTAAGACTTCAAATAAGTCAAAGTCTAAATCTTACATTGAAAGTTACTTCATGCAGACAGCAGCATATGCTATCATGTATGAAGAACGTACTGGGATTCCTGTTCCGTGGTTAGTAATCCTAATCGCAGTTGAAGATGACGTTCCTCAGGTATTCATCGAGAAACGTGATGACTGGGTGAAGAAACTTCTTCGCACTCGCGACTACTATGAAAATGGGTATTATACCAGTGAGTGAACTATCCGAACAACGGATGGAAATTTGTAGGCAGTGTGAGTTTTTAAAAGCGAAACTGTGTATGAAATGCGGTTGTCTCATGCCCGCAAAAACTAAACTTAATCGCGCATCTTGCCCCATTGGTAAGTGGGGTTCAGTAGGAAAAAAACTTCCTTGGGAAGCATAAAACACTTGACTTTCTACGTTATGTATAGTATAAATAATATATCAGTTGTTGACAGTTGACAATAAAAGCGGAAAGACGAGGGTTCGACTCCCTCCACCTCCACCATAGATACATTTGCCCTGAGTGGCTCGGATATTGCTATAGCAACCGAATAACTGAAAAGTGTATCTATGACGGGGGTGACCTTGGAATTCGATTTTCGTGTAATAGGAATACCGAGACTGATTGACTGGCAAAGCGCCACAAACTGTAAATGCAAACGATAACGTTGCCTTTGCTCTAGCTGCATAAGCTAGCATTGGGTTTTTGATAGTTTTTCCTCGAAACAGAATAAAACTATCAACCGTTCGATTAAACGGGTGGAACGAGTTAACATAGGGATTCAAAATCTATAAATAGTTATATGAATCCCTCGGTGCCGATCTGGTAACAGCAAAGCATCGGGGGATTTTGTCGTTTACGACCCAGTGTGGGGAGTCACTGGTTAATACCCTCTCAAGTTTAACAAGTACTAGGAAATAAGATGACTTCCTTTAACAAGAAGTTTTTCAAGTTTCTTTCGATTTTTACAGTATTAGTATATAGTTTATATGGAATCAATTCATATGCTGAAGATGCTATCGAGAGAGATACAAGGGAATACTCCCTTGGCTTTGTAGAAGTAATCCAAGAGATTAAAGAAGATGCGGCAGAAGAAAAAAAGAAAACCGCATTAAGAAAAATTGAAACCCAAAACATACATTTAGCAAATAATCGCGAATTGAAATGTCTAGCAGACAATATTTACTACGAGGCAGGAAACCAGTCAACTCAAGGAAAGTTGGCGGTTGCTGCAGTAACTATCAATCGCGTAAAAAGTCCCAAGTTCCCGAAGTCTGTATGCGCAGTCGTGTATCAGAGAACTAAGCGTGTTTGCCAGTTCTCATGGGTATGCGAAGGTAACAAGAGCATACGCAGCGCCCAGCAATATTCAGAATCTAAAAAAGTTGCTGAAAAAGTATTGCTTTCTGGGGCAAATCAGGGTATACTTGGACGTAACGTGTTATTCTACCATGCGGATTATGTTAATCCAAGATGGAATCTGAAGCGTGTTGCGAAAATCGGTGATCACATTTTTTATGCAGGATAATAATTTTGAACATGGTAATGGATGGTTCTGAAGTAACCAATGAATTTTTAATTACGAAAGAGTATAATACAGCAATAGAGTTCTCTCAATTCGTGGAGAAACAATCATTCGAGAATGGTATTCCTTGTTTGGATATTCTTCTTGATTATTGTATCAAAAAAGATATTGAGATGGAATCTGTTGCTGTATTACTCACCACTTCTCTAAAAGAAAAGATTCGAGCAGAAGCAGAAGAACTAAATATGCTAAAGCGTAAATCTGGCGGGAAATTACCACTTTAATGGAAGCATATGAAGTTTATCGCCTCTACATGGCACTTAAACTACATTTCACTACTGAGTCATATGACATCACCAAAACCAAGGGTGCTGTCAAGTCATCAGAATCTGCCTTCTTAAAACGAAGAGATGTTTTCCTATTCAGGAAACTGGCGAAGAAGTTCGTCGCTCGTCAAGAAATTATCAACTACTTTGTTGCAAACTTTGCAGCAGGAGATAAGAACGGCGGCATCTTTAGTGCAGATTCTGATGACATCTATGAAAAGTGGAAAGGTAGACAAGATAGATTGTCTTACATGTTCACAGATGATATTAGTCGGTTGCTATTAGAAGCAGAGAAGTCAGAGCAAGATCCTTTTGTATCTGTTAGCAATCAACATCCATTATTAATTAAGATGTTACTTGGTAAAAAAATTTCACTAGAAACAGTTATTATACTTGACAAACTACTAGATTTCAGGTATAATGTAACTACTGAATTATTGAACGATTTTATCTGGAAGGATTTAAATCTTTTGATAATTAAGTACCGTCCGTTCGTTCGTATAGATCGAACAAAATTCTTTGAACTATGGAATAAGGAGAAAGGCCAAGTGGTCTGTTAGATGAGTAACTCAAGAAGTAAAGACTACTACGGGTCTGAACCCCGAGTAAAAGAAGTACGCAAGGGTGTTGATAAATCAAATAAGCACCGTAAAAACCTGTATAAATACTCAGGTAGTAATGATGCTGAAGAGTATGATGACTACGATGATTACAATACAAACCGCAAATACTAAACATACAACGCAAATATAAGGACAATACATATGTCAATTAATTCACTATCAGAACTCCGCAAGAATCGCGGAAACTTTGACTCACTCATGAAGGCAGTTGAGTCAATCGCAAACCCATCAAATGAAAAGCGTGGCGACGACGATCGCTTCTGGAAACCAACTGTCGATAAGGCAGGTAATGGTCAAGCAGTGCTTCGTTTCCTTCCTGCTCCTGCAGGTGAAGAACTTCCTTGGGTTCGCGTCTTTGATCATGGTTTCCAGGGTCCAACTGGAAAGTGGTATATCGAAAACTCGTTGACCACAATCAACAAACCAGATCCCGTCGGCGAACTGAACTCCGAACTTTGGAACTCAGGTATCGAAGCGAATAAGGAAATCGCTCGTAAGCAAAAGCGTCGTCTTTCCTACATCTCCAACGTTCTTGTTCTTCGCGATCCCGCGAATCCTGAGAATGAAGGTAAGGTATTCCTCTACAAGTATGGTAAGAAAATCTTTGACAAGATCAAGGATGTAATGCAACCAACCTTTGAGGATGAGAAACCAGTCAACCCATTTGACCTTTGGGAAGGTGCTAACTTTAAGTTGCGCATTCGTCAGGTTGAAGGTTACCGTAACTACGATAAGTCAGAATTCGATGGTCCAACTCCTCTTGATGAAGATGAGGATAAGTTGGAGCAGGTCTGGAAGAATGCACATTCGCTTGCCACCTTCCTAGATCCTTCGAACTTCAAGTCATATGATGAACTGAAGGCGAAGATGAATACTGTTCTAACGGGTGGTGGTGCTCGTATGGCAACTGCTGAGAAGGTTAATCCGCTTGATGCTGAAGATGAACTGTTTGTCGAAACCAAGATGCGTAATGCACCTGCTGCTAAGGCAACGGATGACTCGCCACCTTGGAAAGAAGACAGTGACGATGACACGATGAGTTACTTCTCGAGTCTCGCTGATGACTAAAAACTTGGGGGAGCGAATCGCTCCCCCATTTCATTATCCGACTGCTCTTCTATCTTGGAATCGTTGCCACGTAGAATCATTTGTTCTAACGTTTCCTACGCCTCCAGGGAAAGTTATTTGGGGCGGTGTTTGACTACCACTTCCACCTTGATTGATCACTGTTGGTGGAGGAACATTAACTTGCACTTTCTCTTTAGTGTCTGCAGTTCCTTTCTCAATTATTGCGCCATCAACATTTTTGCCTGTTTCGGTTTTACCAGTTGTTTTCTTTGGTGACATTTGATCACCTGTTTGATTGCCTTTGCTCTCGACCTTACCTGCTTTCTGACTTAACTTATATGCTGCTGCTGCAGAATTATTTGAATCAGCATCATTGGGAAAATCAGGATCTACGATTTTACCATCTTTAAGTTTTGCCCAACGACCGTTAGGATCTATCTCCGCAACCTTACCTTTAATGGACTTATCAACTGCATCTAAAGAAGGTGCTGGATCCTGTTTCTTCTTTGGTTCAATTGCTTCCTTAACAGTTTCTACTGCTTTAGGTTTTGCTGTTTCTTTTGATTTTTCTACTTCTGCTTTTGCTTTTGGTTTGTCAGATGCCTCTGCTTTTGCTTTTGGTTTGTCAGACTTGGCAGATGCTTTTTTTACTGTTGTAGCAACAGTTGGTTTTGGTTTTGCGACTGGTTCTGCTGTAGATTTTTTCTTATCTTTCTCAGTCTTAGGACTACCATCAGGATTATGCGTTTTAACATATTCGCGTGCACGCTCTGCCGCACCACCTCTGCTATTGGCACCATAACCGTCGGAAACCTTCTGATAGTATTCTGGTAGATCTTTATACTTACCAGCAGGTTTTCCATTAATAGAAAACCCATCCATGTTATTACCAGTTAAACCAAATTTAGCAGTTCCTTCTTCTTGCTCTTTTCTCGCTCCAATGTTTATACTCTTAATGCCTTTGTCTATGCCGTAAAGAATCGAACCTGTTGCAGCAACTGCAGCAGTCCCTGCGATTGCCATCGGCGCTGTTATTGCTCTCGCACCTGTTGCGAGAGCTCTGGCACCTGATCCGATTCCTCTGGCGAGTGCTCTGCCGCCACCCAATATTGCTCTACCAAATGATCGAGCACCCGATCCAATTGCTCTTGCGCCTGATGCGATTCCTCTACCAACTGCTCTGACACCTCTACCTAGTGCGTTAAAACCTGCGCGAAAACCACCGAGAGGGACAGGAACTACTGTAGCGCCACCACCTCCGCCGCCATTTCCTGCTGGCATATTTTTCATCTGTTCCAGTATTTGTTTCAATACATCAACTGTTTCGGATGTGTTTTCTTGTATTGCTACATTAGAATCAGCAGTTTTTTGCAGTGCTTCGATTGTGGCATCTTTAGAAATACCTGCTGAATCTTCTTGCTGCTCGCTATTACTTGTAGAAGATTTTGAAGGTTTTTCGGATGAAGCAGATTTACTCTCTTTGAAGAATTCTTCAATAACTTTCTTAAACTGATCAGATACAGATTCAGATTTTACCGTATTCGATTCAGAATCTATTCTGGTCATCAACCGTTCGCGCTTTTCTGTATCGGATCTGACTACATTATTATAGAATGTACCTTCTTGGTCAGGGTCAGCACCAACTGCTATTTTGAAACCACGTTTAACGTCTCTGCCTAAATTAGATGCAAATCCTTTAGTAAGTTTCCCGATACCAGATCTACTTTTTTCAACTGGTTCATTTTCAGTGTTCATACCAACTGAACGACCAAGGCGATTTAATAACGTATCTTTCTCACCAGTTAGGGTATATCCCGATGCCTTTACTGCTTCATCGCGTGCGGTTGATTCCATCGTAGATCCGAGTTTTTGTAACGTAGGATTATTCGAGGATTGTAATTCTTTTGTGATACCAACAATCTTACCAATTGCTTTCTCAAACTCGTTCATGTTTTTAGTCTGTAACTTGGTGATCTCATCGATCATTGTTTTGATCAACTGTTTCTGATCATCACTAGTTTCATTTTGCATTTCAAGTGCTGCTGACTCAAATGTCTTCATGAAGGTTGAGATCATAGATTGTGTAGCAGTAGGATTTGCCTCTGCCTTAGAACCTGGATTTACTGCAGCAGCAATCTTAGAAAGTTGATTTTCTTTGCCGACACCTTTAGTTTGCTGTTGCTGTTCCATTAATCCTGATTCTCTGCTTTCTTTTTAAGATGCGCCATTAGCATCCCTATGTAAACTTCCCTCTCCCACGGCATCATATTCTCTAATTCAGTCAAACTATATTTATGTTCATGCATTAAAATAAAGTTGATTTTATAGAAATTCATTAAGTTATCATGAGAAAGGGTTATCCGAAAAAATTTTCAACACCTTCCACGACCACCGTGTTCTCAGTTTCACATTTCGAACATGTATACTCGATATTGTGGAAAATTTTCGGTGAAGTGATAAAGAATTCTACGATCTTATCAAACTGTTCGGTTGTTAATCCTTCGATAAACTCTGCGATTTCTTCAGTAGTTTGATCCTTTGCATCATGTATTTCATCTTGCGTAAACACTTTATCAATACATGACACAACTAAATCAAATACAGGCAAGTCATCATCAACCAAAACTTCTGCAGTTGGATATTTCATGATAACACCAATATCGTCAGTGATCATAATTTTATTTTTGTGGTCAGGATTTGTCTGCAACTCAATCTGATCCAGATCCAAAATAGTTGGAGTCTTGTGCCCGCATTCGCCGCAAATCAAATTGAACTCTGAATCTCTACCAATAGACTGCGAGCGCAATCTAATAAAGATGTTCTGTATGTCAAAGAATGGTAATTTCTCTGCATCAATTTTACCATCAGAGCAGGAATTGATAACTTGCTGCATGGATCGAATCATATCTGCTCGTTGATTTGATTCCGCTGCTAGAATCAAAATCTTTTCCTCTCTCACGAGAAATGGTCTCATAGATACCTTTTGTTTTGTTGAATATACTTCAACATCAAATGTCGGTACTGATATTGTAGGTAATGCCATAATTTACTCCAAATTATTTAAATGTCTTCAAATTGTGGGATGTCATTTTCAACTTCATTGATAAACTGATCAGCGTTGTCAGCATTATCTAATTCAGTCAAATTCCTATATTCTACACCCTCTGGTGTATATGCGCTTATTACTTCCCATCTCTTATATGCGAAAGTTACAGGCAGTCTAAGAACTTCTGAATTGGTCGCGGAAACAGTTATGGGCGCGATAGATCTAGGAAATGCATCATAAATTTTCCAATGAGCAATAACGTTGTCTTCATTGTTAAGAGATACCAGATCAATTTCTGAATAGTAATCATCTGGGTAACTTACATATCTCGAGTATGGATTGATAATTTTGCGCATCCAGTCTCCGAAGAAATCTTTTGCTGTCCAAGATGTGTCACACAAAAACGTAAACGTAATAGAATCTCCACCAAAATCAATAGCATTTGCACGTTGTTCATTTAGATTGTTTATTCTTAATGGTCTAGTTCCAACTAACATTCCTGGGAACATTGCATCTTCAACCATCATAGAAATTAATTTTGGTGATATTCCTTGACTTGTTCTGTGATCGCGCATGAAAGAAGGTGGGATAAACATTGCTTCAAATCGACTTGATCTCGCGAGATCAGTTTTTCTAATCTGAGATAAAAAATCATTTATGTTATGATATGTTGGTCTCGCCATTAGAATTTGCTCCTAGAATCTCTAAATACCTGTTCCTTTGTGGCACCCACAAAGTTCTCGATTGGTAAGAATATTGCTGCCTGCCAATCTTCAGGATTGACTTTCAAGAATCGCGAGTTAACATGGTTGGTCAGATAATGTTTGATACATGGTTTGACTTCATTCGCATTCTTCAAGTTATTTAATAGATTATATGACATACGTAACTTTGTTGTTTCAGAATATGTCTTGGTTGTTTTATAATCTAACAACTCACCAAGAACTTGTGCTCGCAGCAGGTAAGGCAGGTAATGTAAATTGATTCCATAGAATCCGCCTTTTGCTGGACCAAATGGTAGTACCAGCGGAAAGGTATCATAGAAAGGAAGTTCTTCCTTTAACTTTGGATCATAGAAATACATATACATTGAACCAATCTCGATATTGGAGTTTAATTCGCCAATATCTGATTTCATTACGCTGCTCTGAGACAACCTCGCGCCAACGAGGTTTTTCACATTGTTCATGTACCAATCCATGGACTTTTGTCCATCACCTGCCTTGGCGCGAAGTCTCTGAAACGGATTTGCCAATTACCTACCTTGTCCTCTGTATGCTTTATAGTTCGCACGTTTGCGTTTATTCATGGTCGAAAACTTTATCGAAGAAGCACTACCACCAATTGTGGTCTTGCCTTTTTTCTGATTGGTAAAGGAAATCTTGTTATTTCCGCTACTTGCTTTTGCCATAGATATTCTCCTTCTTATTTATTACGGATTCCCAACTCTTTTTCGGTTAAGATGATAAATTTCCATCCTCTATCTTCACAAAACTCAGTAGCAAATTTCCACTTTGCTTGGTTTACACCCCATTGCATAACTTCCTGTAGAAACTTCTTTGTTTTTCTAGCAGGCACTTTGGGTTCTTTAGTAAACTTCTGCGGTTTAACCTCCACCAGATACTTCTTTGTAACACCACTTTTTTCTTGAACCTTGATATAAAAATCCACGAAATATCTATGTACTCGATTATCTAAAGGAGAGATATATGGAATGGGTAACTCTTCAGATCCCCATTCTAATATGTTGTCGTTATTATCACACCACTTCATGAATTTTAGTTCCCAACTGGAGCGATAAACAATATTGTTTGGATTGCCAATATATTTCTTTGGATACTGTATTTTATACAGACCTTTCAAAGATTCCTTACCATAACTCATATAAATATTCCAAACTCTATACTTAATAGGATATTTATTCTAGATGGCATTAACTCCTGCACCCGCAGCCCCTACGCAAACTCCTGCTCCAGGAACAACTGCACCTGCTGCTGCAACTACAGCACCAGAACCAAAAAAAGAAAGTCGGTTTAGCAGAGGAACTGCGCCTGTTAATTTTCTAGAAACACCACGAGACGTAGATGGACAACGTCGTTACCCGATAGATATTGGGGAATCTGAAGAGTTTCCACACTATGTTGTTTTCTACCCTCTTGTTCGTGAAGGAACAAAACGAGGTAAAGAATTATTGGCAAGTGGTGGTGGAAAAATTTTCGACCAGACGGACCAAAATAGAGTTGATCCAGAAAATGGTAAAGTGGCAGTGGGAGCAGCAGGTGCAATTATTGGTGCAGGGTTGGGAGCAGCTGCTGGAATTGGTGCCGCAACATCTCTCGGCAATCGTTTAAAGGCAAATGGTGGTAATACAGTAAATCCGAATCCAAATGTAACAGGCGGACCAGTTTCTATTGCTACTAAATTGGCAGCAGGACTTGGTGGAGTAATCATTGGTGCTGGTGTGGGCGCTGCAGCAGGTGTTGCTGCTAGTGGTATCGCTGGAGAACAACGCCTAGTAATTGGTAGCGACGAAATTATTCTTCATATACCAGAAAAAATTGGATCAGGGTATAATGCAAACTATGAGACAGCAGATCTTGGTGCACTCGTCGGTGGTCTAGCTTCAGGAAAAGCGTCATTATCTGGATTGGTTACAGAAGGATCAGAAACTGCTGATTTTCTCGTAAGAAAGGCAGGACGAATCGCAAATATTGCTGGATTTGATCAATTTACTAATGCTCTTGAAGCAACTTCTAAGAAAGTAGAAAATCCATACAAGGAGCAATTATTTAGATCTATGGGATTTAGAAAATTCTCGTTTGACTATAGATTTGCGCCGAGAAATGCTGACGAGGCAGAAATGGTTTTTGGTCGTCCAGGTGGAAAATCTGGTATACTCGAATTATTTACAATGCACATGCATCCAACCATGAGTCCGAATGGACTTTTCCTAACGTATCCATCAGAATTTATGATAATCTATTATCACAATGGCGCTGAAAACACATATGTTAGAAAAATATCAAACTGTGTACTGACAGATATGGTTATTGATTATGGTGCAGAAGGTTTTACTACATTCTCAAATGGTTGCCCGACTGAAGCATTTGTTAGATTACAATTCTCTGAATTGGAAACTCTGACTACTGACAGAATTGAGAAGGGATACTAATATGTTTTTTTCTATGTTCCCAAAATTGATAGTCAATACTATCACACCAAACACAGCAACACTTGTAACTGATATATTTCGTAGAATCTCACTTAATAAATTCAAAAATAATATTGTGTTATTACAAACAATTACTGTTCCTGACGGTTTTACGATCGAACAAGTTTCCGATAAGTTTTATGATAACCCAGAGTATCATTGGGTAATAATAACCATAAATGAAATTGTTGATGTGCGTAAAGAATGGCCGATAAGCGATTCAGATTTAATCGCATATTGCAAAAAGAAATATGGTGAAACTGGAATTTACTTACCTCATCATTACAGAACAACAGATAATCCACCATTGATTGTGGATTATAATGCTACAGATTTAGCAAATGGGGTAATTAATGTTGTTTCTAATTATCAGTATGAAGAAGAACTAAATAATACAAAACGAGAAATAAAGATGTTGGATCCAAAATATTTGGCAGAATTCGTATCTCTATACTCGAGTTTGATTAGTAGGTAATTAATAATGGTAGAACCAACAGCAGATCCAAGTAAATCTGTATCATCTAAAAAGACAACAGCAGTCAGTGATACATTGGCAAAACCAGGAGATGTAATTATTACATCACTTGACTTGACTGTGATCTCTGCAGAGCAACCATTAGATTTAAAACCATTTATGATGGAAATAAATTTATATGAAGATATTTTTTCCCCGACACTAAATGGTTCCGTAGTTATACGCGACTCTCTTAACCTTATTGGAAGATTGCCTATTGTTGGTGATGAAATTCTTACTGTTGATATTCAAACTCCATGGGGAGGGTTGGGCGGAAACACGACAAGTAATCTCGGAACCTTCGATCCAATCAATAAGATTCAGAAATCTTTCTCGGTGTATTCAGTAAAGAATCGTAAACTGAATAATGACAGAGAGCAATATTATGAATTGTTTTTTTGCTCGCTTGAAGCATCTTCAGATAATGTAACTAAAGTATGTAAAAAATTTGAAGGAACAACTGACGAAATTGCTGCTGAGATTTTCACGGAGAACATGAAATCGCCACGATTTTTTACAAATAAAAATATCGCAGATAGTGCAGGTTCTGAGGAATCTGGAATTGCCAACAATCAAACAGTTGATGGAGTACAAATTTCTACTGAAACAGCATTAACAGAATTCTTTATCGCAGATACACCACACGATTCGCATATAACATTTGTATCTCCTATGTGGACACCAATCCAGTGCTTAAATTGGTTAGCGAAACGATCAATTGGTCTAAAACATAAATCTCCAACATTTTTATTCTTTGAAACAACGAAAGCGTTTTATTTTGCATCAATAGAAAGTCTTGTAGCAAATCAGTTAGAAAACGGTGACATATATTCAGCGTTCGTATATAATACTAATCTGCAGAATCTTGATAGAGTTTCCTCGTTGACCAAAGGATTTCAAACAATCGAGGCACTAGAATTTATTACAAATTTAGATATAATTCAAAGTCAAGACTTAGGGCATTTTGCTAGTACTGTGCATTCTTTTGATATGGTTAAGAAAGATTACAAGTCATACTATTATGATCATGGGTTTAACTATAGAGAATATGCTCACATGGAAGATGGAACGTATGATGTGACAACAGGTAAATATTCTTTGGATACCGAAACTGAAAATTCATCTAAAAAATACAAAATGATTTTTCCAATTAATGTTTTGCGCTCTTCAGATAATAAACCATTCGTATCTACGGTAAATCCTGGAGTGTTAGATTCAACTGAGGATTCGGTTGATTTACACCCAGAGAATTTTATTTCACAAAGAAATAGTTCTCTAATGGATTTAACTACGTTGCGAATGCAAATAACAGTTCCTGGGAGAACAGATGCCGAAGTTGGTAGATTAATTAACTTGTACTATCCATCAGTCGGCGAAAAGACTAAAGATGATTCCGAAGCATTAATATGGGATAAATTTGTATCAGGAATTTATATGATAACTGCAATACATCATCAAATATCTCCGTTAAGACATACAATGTTTTTAGAGATTTCCAAAGATTCGTATGCGCAAGAAATTTATGAAGTGGAAGAAGTGAACAATGGATAATATTACATCTAATAATAATGCAAACTTCTATTGGTGGTTTGGGGTTGTCGAAGATCGCAACGATCCATTACGTTTGGGTAGATGTCGTGTAAGAATTATTGGTTACCACACAGAAGATAATATTGGTTTACCAACGGAAGAACTTCCTTGGGCGATGCCAATAATGCCTGCCAACTCAGCAGGAACTTCGGGTGTTGGATGGTCTCCTACAGGTGCAGTCGAAGGTTCATGGGTAGTTGGATTTTTTGCTGACGGTGAGAATGGACAGCACCCTATGTTTTTTGGAACAGTTGGTGCTATTCCAGGAGGATTAAATTCAAATGATTGTTCTCCGAGCGAAGGATCTGGATCTTCTGGTGATGCTGCAACAGGTAGCGGGAACTCTGATTCTGGTGGTGATATTGGTGATGTGGTTCAACCTTCTGGCGACGCAAAAAATGTAGAGTCTTGGTTAGAAGCTTGGTTAGATCTTAATGGCAAAAAAATAAATGGGTATACTCCAATCGCCAAGGCGATGATTATGGCACAATGTAATCATGAAACAGGCGGTTTTAGAAAATTAAAAGAAGTAGGAAAAGAAAGTTATTTTCTAAAATATGATATCACTGGAGATAATCCTACCAGAGCCAGACAGTATGGTAATACTACTGCAGGCGATGGTTCAAAATATAGAGGAAGAGGATTTCTACAGCACACATGGAAATCTGCTTACAGAAACGCAGGAAAATACATTGGAAAAGATTTAGTAAATAACCCAGAGTTAGTTGCGCAAAAAGAAATTGCTGCAGAACTTATTATTTGGTATTTCAATAAGGAAAGAGCAAAAATTGGTAAAAATAATAAATGGAATGATATCAATTATGTAACACAACAGATCAATGGTGGTGATACTGGACTCCCCGACAGAAAAAATAAATTTGCCTTCTATAAAAACAAGTATAAGGTTTAACCAATGATTACTATGACATATGAAACTACATTAGAAAGTTTTAGCACAGATATTGGGAGTTTGACTCCAGAAGATATCTCAAAACTTCTTATTGCGTGCCAGAATGCAATCAAAGAGCAATATCCTGTAGCAGGAAGCAAGGATATATGGTCGAAGGTTCACGATGGTGGCGAGTATGGTGCATACAGATTAACAATCAATCAACTAATTGATGCGAGTTGGCTTGGTATCCTTGCTAGAGATTATATTGACAATACATTAATTGATCGCCCAGAGGGTCCAGAAAAGTTAGAAACACGAAAATCATACTATGAAGCAGCAAAAGAAAAATATGGTACCCAGTTAGATTTTGCTGAATCTAAAATCGAAGCAAAAAATAGCGCCCAATATTATTTCTTGACTTATGCGCTTACTGGAATTCCTGTCAATGTACGCATAGAAACAGCATTTGACATCCTTTCAAATAAATCATACCAAGACGAAATCGCATATGCTTATTTAAATTTCATTTACAGTCTGCTGTATAATGCAAGAATAATAAACGATTCAACTGATAAGGATATTGTTGCTGGATTACTATCAGTAGCATTATGTATCAACTATGATACTGCAGCAAATTATGCTAATGGTATTATCAAAAAAGATACTTCAGGTATTACATCAAAGTATTGGTATGACATTGGGTATAACTCTGTTACTGCTACCCCATTAGAAATTAGTGTGGCGAAACCAGATGTTCCTGTTCTGCCTCCAATCGAAGGTGGGTTGGCGGCAGTAGAAAATACTATTGGAAGTCTCGTAATAGAATATGTAGCAGCAGGAACTGATATTGCAGGCAGATTTTTATATGATGGTAAAGAAATTGCAGTATCAAGACCAGTGTCTATCACAAGTCTTACTGCACAATTAGATAAAGTAATTCAAGCAGCAAAAATTACTGGACTTGAAGAAAAATACCAACTTCTACAATCTGCAAAGACGCAGATTGTTGATTCTTTTGAAACAGATATTGCTCCAATTAAAAAACAACTCAATATTATTGATCCAACAATAACATCAATTTTCGACGCTGCTGGTAACACCATAACAACAACAGCAATAACTAATCCTGATGGAACTAAGACTACTGTTGTTGAAACTGTGAATGCAGATGGAACTCTGCGAACTAAAGAAACAACATCTGAGAAGATAGCACTTGAAGTCAAACCAGAAGAACCCGATGTATCATTCACACCATCAACTCAGGTACAAAATGCTGCAGTAAGCGACCAAGTTAATACTGACAATTCAATTGATACTTTCAGATCAAACAATCAACCCAAAAACACAGATGTATTGCCTGCATCTCAACAAGATGACACGAAGGGGTTTAAAGATCCTACCAGCGTATATCCATTAAGATCATCAGTAAATAAACCTGATACAAATCCGTTAGCAACAGGTGTAAACTCTCCCCAAATTGGTAAGAGTCCTAAGAGTTCTTCGGGGAATAGGGAAACATTAAGCGCAGGAGCATCCCCTGCTGCAAGAAATGCATCTCGAAAACGTGAAGTCCAAACAGCAGGCAGAAATGGTGTTACTTGGGCGCAACCAGAATCACCATATAATGCACAATATCCATTCAATAAAGTGTTTGGTTCTGAATCAGGTCATGCTATGGAAATTGATGACACTCCTGGTTCTGAAAGACTTAACTGGGCACATAGATCCGGAACATTTGACGAGATTGGACCGAACGGAACCAAAGTAACTAAGATTGTTGGTGATGGATACACAATTCTAGACAAGAATGGATACATTTTAATAGAAGGTATGGCGAATGTGCACGTTGCTGGAAACTGTAATGTGATCATCATGAGCGACACAAATTTGACAATGCATGGTAAAGTCTCTATGGACATTCATAATGATGTCGACGTTAACATCGCGGGTAGATTATCATTATCTGTTGCCGATGGAATTTATGCAAGAAATGGTGGATTAATGTCTCTAGAAAATGTTGGTGATATCGACATTGATTCGAAAGGCAATTTCACAACCGATGTCACAGGCAAGTTTAATTTGACCTCTGATGCAGGTGTTAATGTCACCTCTAAAGCGGATACTCATATTAAATCGGCAGGGTCATTCTTCAATCATTCAACAGGCGATACAAACTTATGCACTGATGCAGCAATAAAAACTAAATCAGGTGCAGCAACTGAAATAAAATCTGGTGCTGCTGTTAATGTTGAAGGTGCAGGTAATATCAGTCTAAAGGCACCTCTTGTAACTTCTTCGCCGATTGACACTCCAACTCTTGACGTAACCACAGTAAATGTAACAACTCTGAATGCTGGTAGTACCAATCTTCGGGCAACTGGAACAGACACTGGCACCAATGGTGGAAGTACACATAATCTACCAGTTGCTGGAACTACAACGGCATCTGTGACCGAACCAGCTTCTGCTGCAGAAGCTGTATGTGCAGTCGCTGCTCCATTGTCAACTATCAAGACTGTTGAAAAACCTGTCAGTAAATCTGTAACTGGTAAATCACAATATGTCGGCGGTGCTGCAGCAGCAAACGTAAGTGGTGGATCACAAGGTGTTCCGGATAATACTGAGAATGACGTACCAGATGAACCAGATAGTGGTACTGAAGATTGTGTCGATAAGTCAGATCCATCGCAACCAGGAGGTCCAGGAACAGCGGCAGATGATGGTAGTTCTGCGGTAACTGGTGATTTCGGCAAGGTTCCTGATGCTATTCCTGGATGTAATATCTTCTACAAAACTAAGAAACCAATGCCTGCACTTGGTGGTGGTAAAATTTCAGGCAACATTCAATTGTCTGATAATTATGTTTTGGATGATTTCTTTTCAAAGGCATTCTACCCTCGTAAGTTGAGTCAATTTATTTCATATCCAAGATCTTTGAAGGGTGGGTCGGGTGTAATCAGTCAATGGGATATTATTCAAAATTATAGATGTTTGTGCTTGAACATCCTAGAACCATTGAGAGAAAGATATCCAGGTTTTAGAATCAACTCTGGTTTCCGACATGATACGAAAAGTGCACATAGATATGCCGCAGTAGATATTCAGTGGGGATTTGCAGATAATCGTAAAAAGATGATTGAAATCGCAAATTACATTGCAACTTCTTTACCGAAATGTGATCAAATTCTCTTAGAAACTGCGAGTGGAAAAACAGCATGGATTCATATTGGTTGGGTTCTTTACAATGGACAGAAACGAAGCGGAACTGCGAACGGAACCGCTAAATTACAGTCTAATGGTAGTACTAAAATTATAAGTCCTGGTAAATTCACTCCTTGGTAACATATAAATAACTATATGACAACAAAAACAGTAAACAGAATCTATTCGGATCTAGACTTATCCTTCGCAATGCATCCAATTACGGGTGACGTTGCGAGAAAGTTTGATGTCAATGCTGTAAAACAGGCACTAAAAGTTCTCGTTCTTACGAACTTTTACGAAAGACCATTCCAACCCAAGATTGGTTCTCCGATCTACGGTATGATGTTTGAGAATGTTGATATTGTTACTGCTAACTCTTTAAAATTAAGATTAGAGTTATTAATTAATAAGTATGAACCGCGAGTTAGAGCACAACAAATAGATGTTGTGCCGCTCTTTGATCAGAATGCATTTAATGTCTCCATTTATTTTTATGTTGTCGGGATTCCGGATCCCGTTTCATTTTCAACTGTTCTAAGAAGAAGTAGATAAGATGTCACAACTTAATGTAACTGAATTAGATTTCGCAACTATCAAGGAAAATCTAAAAACCTTCATGCAATCGCAAGAGGAGTTCCAAGATTACAACTTTGATGGCGCAGGTCTCACGATACTTCTTGATATTCTTGCATATAATACACATTATAATGCAACTCTTGCACACCTTCAAGCAAATGAAATGTTTATTGATAGTGCAGTCAAGAGAAATTCAGTCACATCTATTGCGAAAACATTAGGTTATACGCCGACTTCTAGAAAATCTGCTCGCGCCAATATAACATTGCAGATTGATCCGCCTGTTACGTTTACCAATACAAGTTTAACTATATTACGTGATACACCGTTCACTGCAAAGACAGCAAAGAACACATATACTTTCTTTCCGAAAGAGGACTATGTTTCTGGACTAGTAACTCTTGAAACTGGACAAACAGGATTTACTTTCCCGATGGAACTGATTGAAGGTAAGCGAGTAACTAATACGTTCATTGTTGATCAATCTAATAAGTCTGGTCCATTTGTTCTACCGAATGTAAATATTGATACTACTACTGTTAGAGTAAGAGTGCAGACATCATCCACAGTCACAACAACTGTAACGTGGAATTTCTATGATGACATCATGGAAGTCGATGAAACTACAAAGGCATTCTTTATTGAAGAAGGTCCATCAGGATTATATGAAGTAAGATTTGGTGATGATATTATCGGACAGCAACTGCAAGTTGGTAATATTGTTAGCATCGATTATATTGTTAGCAGTGGATCAGCAGCGAACTCTATTCCTAACTTTTCACCATCAAAAACTTTTACTGCATCTGGGGAGTCTAAAGTAGTCTATCTTGGATCTGCTGCGACGGGTGGTCGCGAAAAGGAAAGTGTTGACAGTATTCGTTATAATGCTCCCAAATTTAATTCTACTAAAAATCGTGTTGTCACTTCTGATGACTACGAGACATTGATCAGATCCAGATTTGGTAACATCAATTCTATTGCTGTTTGGGGTGGTGAAGAAAACAATCCTCCTATTTACGGTAAGGTATTTATATCTATTCAACCACTACCTGGATCGATTGTCTCCCAAGCAGATAAGGACATTATCGCTAGAGATATTATTCGACCAAGAAGTGTTGTTTCGATTCAACCCGAGTTCGTCGACCCAATCGTAACATACATCGGGTTGAACATTTCAGTCAACTACAACAAAACAATTACGTCATTAACTTCCTCGAGAATTGAATCTGAGGTTAGAACAGTAATTGAAAGTTTCTTCACAAATAATGTTAACAAACTACAGAAAAACTTTTATTATTCTAAATTGCTTTCTGCAGTTGTTGGAACAACCCAGTCTATTTTCTCTTCCAGTATCCAAGTTTTGATGCACAAAAGAATACCAATATTTGCAGGAGTTGCTGAAGATTATGTAATAAGATTTAATGGTCCGCTTGAAATTGAAACTCTGAAAACGACGACTTTTAATACAACTATTGGCACACAAAACTATGATGTTTATATAACGGATCAGCATGATATAACAGTTGGTGACATTGGAACTCTTGTAATGAAGAGGGTTTCTGATGACACAATTGTTCTATCTAACACTGGAAGCGTTGATTACACTACGGGTGTTGTAACTATCACAGATCTTTTAATTGATTTGGAAACAGAATTGAGAATCTATGTTGAACCTTTTGGTGATGCTCCAAATATTTTAACAACAGACTTAACATCTACTACCACTTCTTCGACGGCAGCGGTTTTTCCTTATGCTGCTAGAAATACTGTGTTAACATTGGATACTAGTGCAGCAAATTCAGTTACAAATATTCCTGCAGGTCTGTCGATTACTGCAGTTGCTAATTCGCAAGAATAATAAATGACCGAAACCACCTCATATTATAAGAAGGTTGCTAGTGTAACTGTCACTGATGGTGGATCAGGTTATACCTCTGCGCCAACAGTTACAATCAGCGGAAATGCTACAGCAACTGCTACAGTTTCTTCTGGTAAAGTTACTGCAATTACTTTGACATCTGCTGGTTATAATTATCTTTCACCGCCAACAATTACATTTTCAGGTGGTAGTGGATCTGGTGCGGCAGCAACTGCGAACATGGTGTATATTGATGATGCCTACAATGGTTTCAAGCAATCATTAAGTCATCTTATTGCAAACCAACTTCCAGATTTCGTTCGTGTCGAGTATCCTGTATTCATTACGTTCCTAGAAAAATATTATGAGTTTTTAGATGAAGAAAATCAGGTAAACAATTTCCTTCTCAACTACGAGAAGAATTTCGATATTAACAGAACACTTGATACATTCCTCCCCAAGTTTAAGAACCAGTATGCACAGAACTTTCCGCTTACTGCGCAGATTGATGACAGAAGATTAATCAAATTCATCAAGCAGTTCTATGAAGCAAAGGGTTCTGAGAAGGCAATTGAACTTCTCTTTAGAATCTTATACAATGAACGTACAGAAATCTTTTATCCATCTGAACAGGTGCTTCGTGCATCTGATGGTATCTGGATTGAAGACATAACATTAAAACTTGCAGTTGATTCATCTATCACAGCAAATCCATTCGACCTAAACAGCAAAACAGTCAAAATTACATATTATGAGAATGTCTCATCAGTAACATATGAACGAACTGTTGAAACTAACATAAGCAATGTAACTAAATTCGCATATGTTTTCCCTGCCGTGTATGAGTTGGTGACAAGTTTACCTAAAACTGCACGAATTTTAGTTCCAGGCGCTGGCGCTTCTGCGAATGCTTTAGTTTCTGGTGGTCAAGTAAAGGCAATTGTTGGTGATGCGTATAAGGAATTCAACTCATCAACAGGCGTAAATGATGCCACGAATATAATTACAATAAACAGTCACGGTTATTCTACTGGTGATATTGTAATATATACTAGAGGCACAGGACATGTTGTCGGCGGATTAACAGAGTATGCAATATATTACGTAATTGTTGTAAATTCCAACCAAATAAAATTAGCATTATCTGCAAATAATGCAACACTGGGTACTGGGATTAATATTGCACCTGCAGATCCAGGAAATAATAGACTTTATGAACCTGTTACTGATGGTGGTAATGGATATTTTGCAGCACCTGCAGTACAATTTACCTCAGCGACAGGAACATCTGCAACTGCTAGAACAATCCTGACAGATACTGGTGAAATATCACACGTAATAGTTACAAACGGTGGATCTGGATATTCAACAGCGCCTGCTGTTACGTTTTCCACAGAAGCAATACGAACTAAGGTTGAGATAGTTTCTGGAACTACGACAACCCTGTATGGGTATGTTGTTCGTCAACTTTCAACTGTTGATGTTATTGATTGTTCTGGGACACCACCATGCGGATTCTCAGTCGGCGATATTTACTCGATCGATGAATCTGGATCAGTAGGTTCATATACTGTAGAATTTAATTCAGGGACAACTGGAACTCTTGCAGCAACTGTTGCTGTTTCTGGGACCGAGGGTCAATTTACTTGTGGACCATCAACACTTGCAGTTAATAGTACTGTAACAATTACTGGTACTCGTGGAGGCACAGGAACTATTACTGGATACACGACAGGAACTGTCTATAAAGTTTCTGCAGTAACTGGTGTATCACCGAATGTTACTGGGTTTACCTTAACAACATCTGCGGGCAGTATTATAACAACGACTCCTGGTACGTTGACAGGTCTGACATATGTTACTACAACGTCAAGCAGTTCTGGATACTTTTTAAACAAATATAATGAAACTGACACTACGCTGAATCCGTATACTCTTGTTGGTAGAGATAACAAGGCATCAATTCGAATTGATGCGATTGATGTTGATGGTTGTCCTACCGCAGTTAGTATTTTCGATACTGGATTTGACTTCGAGCGCGAATCATTCACAGTAGATATAGAATCAGCACTTGGATGTACTGCTACTCTGTCGTTTACCACGGGTGCAGTAAACGTTAAGACAGGCAGATTTAGAGACTCGCGTGGTATGTTGTCGAATGTCAACAAACTACAAGATAACTTCTACTATCAAAACTACTCATATGTTGTTCGTTCAAATGTTCCATCCAATAAATGGTTGGATATTGTCAAGAATACTACTCACCCAGCAGGTACTGCTATCTTCGGTGAACTTACCATTGAGCAGACGGTTGACTTCAATCAATTCATTACAACACCAATACAACCTCTGCATATCTATGAGTTTGTGCTTGAAGAATTGTCTGCTGATACGTTCTATTATGCAGTAAACTTTAGAAAAGTTCTTACTGACTCTGCAACAGTAGCAGAGGCAAATAGCAGTCATGTCTTTAAGGTATTGGCTGATGCTGCTACAGTGGCAGATATAACAACTCTTGATTTTACTGTTGGTATCTATGGAACGGAAGATGATACTACAGAAACACTGGATGTGTTTGATCGTGTTGTTCAATATGTCAGAGAAGTAAACGAAACAACAATTACTGCTGAAAATGCAATTACTGATTTTGATAAGGTTCTACAAGAATCTATTTTCCTCCAAGATCCATACGCTGAAGGCGGTTTCTTCGATGAGAATTATGTCGCAGCAGATACTACTGAATTTGATTTCGCAAAGGTTCTTGCTGAAGCAGCAACGACTTCTGAAGCAAATGTATTTGCAGTTTCGAAAGTAATAACACCTTCTTATGTTACTCCGTTTGATAACGCCAGTGCACTTTACGGTACCACCTTTGATATAACTAAAGATGGTGGTCTTTATACTATGACTATTAGTATCAACAGTGAAGGTGTTATTACTATTGTTTCTGGGTTTGGAATGCCATTTGGTTATTATCTTTCTATCGGAGGAACTACATTCGAACATATAGCAGGTGAAGATGCTGTTATTGCGACCGAATCGTTTACCAGAACTGTAGAGTATTATAGAACGTTTGCAGAATCTGTGATCACACATGAATATACCAGCGCAGGTATAGAGCGTCCTGGTAATGATGAAGCAATTGATGTAGATGAGGCAAATGCTACTGAAACTTCATTCAACCATCTGTATAAATCTTTGACAGATTCCGTTACATCAACTGATACAATCGGCATAATTCCTTATCTGGTTAAAACTGATGATGCAGGTGCCACTGAATTATTAATCGTCGCAAATGATTCTGAAACAATAGAATCTATTGCAGCAACTGAACAATCGCTTTTAGATGTACTCAAAGGCATATTTGAAACAGTAGCAGTTACTGAAGATGGAATCATTAACGTTCAAAATTATATCGAAGGCGATTTCGGTTCAGATTATGTTGGTCAGTCCATGACCTTTGCTGGCACCAATTCATCATTCCCTGTTCCCAATTCTATATTGAATCTTGATGCAGGTAACTCTCTAAGTTACTCAGGAACTGGCACTACATGGACTGATATGAGTGGTGGTGACCACAGTGGAACATTAACCAATGGACCAACATATAGCAGTGCAGATGGTGGGTCCATCGTGTTTGATGGTACCAATGACTATGTCCAATGTTCAGGATCACTTACAACATCGGCAGCAACTTTTATAGTCTGGATAAAACGAAACGGCCCTCAGGATGATTATGATGGTATCATGTATTCTAGAAGCGCAACTGCTACTGGATTAACGGTTTACGGTACAACCAATAAACTTTCATATACTTGGAACAATGCCATTAATACCTATCAATGGGATAGTGGACTACTTATTCCAGATTCAACATGGTGCATGGTTGCAGTTTCCGTTACCAGCACATCAGCAAAGGCATATTTGTGCCAATCTAGTGGAATTACCTCTGCCACCAATACTGTATCTCATACTAGCACTACTCTGGATGATATAAAAATTGGTTGGGATGATCTCAATAGTAGTAGATTTTTCAAAGGTAATATTGGTGTGGCAATGATCTACGATCGTGCCTTATCGGACGCAGAAATTACACAAAACTTTACTGCTCTTCGTGGGCGGTTTGATATCTAAAATAACAATATAAAACCCGAATAAATAAAAGCAGTCTATATAAATATACATTATACTCAGGTGATAAATTAACCTGTTTTTCAACTAAGAAGAAGGTAAAACAAATGAAACTAATCGAAAACGTAAAAGGTACTAAGGGCGAACTAAACATCGTTCTTCGCGACGAAGCAGGTAATGTTACTCAAGAAGTAACTGTCCCTAACCTTGTTGTTAACACTGGTCTTGCTTATATTGCTTCGCGCATGAAAGACACCACTCTTACTGCTATGACGCACATGGGTGTTGGTTCGGGTACAACAAATCCAGCAGCAGGTGATACTGCTCTTGAAACTGCACTCGGTGCACGTGTTGCTTTGACTTCAACAACGGTAACAGCAAACGCAATTGAATATGTTGCAACGTTTGGTGCTGGTGCAGGTACTGGTGCGGTAACTGAAGCAGGTATCTTCAATGCTCTGACCAGCGGAACAATGCTTTGCCGCACTGAATTTGCTGTCATCAACAAGGGTGCATCAGACAGCATGACTATCACTTGGACGGTTACGATCTCGTAATATAAAATGACACTTCTTTTACGATCAGCAGGTCGCACAGAAATAGCAAGAAGTCTTTATCGTGATATTTACAACGAGAACGACTTCTACTATTTCTTTGTAGGCAGAACAACTGAATGGGATGACGAAGAATCACCCGAAGATCCAGTAGATTCTGTGCGTTATGCGAACACGTCAAATAGAAACATGCTGTTCGTTAAACGTATTCAGTCGAGCGACACAGTTCTTATGATTCCTAGAATCAACTGGGCGTCAGGAACAGTTTATGATCAGTATGATGACAAATATGGCGAACTAGATGCGAATGGTGACGCATATGCTGCAAACAGTGGTGCTCTATCGCTCAAAGATGCAGAATTTTATGTGCTAACTGATGACGACCATGTTTATAAGTGCATCTTCAATGATGGTAATTCTCAAAGCACCACTAAACCAACAGGAACTTCTACTTCTGCGATTGAAACAGCAGATGGATATATCTGGAAGTTTATGTTTAAGGTCGAGGCATCAGATAAGACAAAGTTTCTCACACCAGAATTTATCCCTGTGAGAAAAATTGCAGGTTCTGGTGATCCTGCATTTGATGTTAATGGACGTATCGACACTATTACTATTACCAATACTGGTTCTTCATATGAAACTGCACCAACAGTTATCATAAATGGTGATGGTACTGGTGCAGTTGCAACTGCTACGGTTTCTGGTGCGGGAGTTCTTACAAATATTTCTCTGACAAATCCAGGCGAAGGTTATAGTTTTGCGTACATCACATTCTCGGGTGGTGGTGGATCTGGTGCTGCGGCTTCTGTCACCTTGGGCGCTACTGAGTCTGGTACTGCGCAACAAAACGTTGAGAATGCTGCTATTCCAGGAACAATTGATCGCATAGAAATTCTTTCTGGCGGCATCGATTACCAAGAAAACGATGCATCGGTTGGAATCATTGGTGATGGTTCTGGGGCAGAAGCAACACTAGAAATTGATCCAGATGATGGAGCAATTCTTTCAATTACTATAACAAATCGTGGTACTGGTTATTCTTTTGCTGACATTACTATTGATGGCGTAGAAGGATCTGGTGCTAGTATAATTGCAGTTATTTCACCAAGAGCAGGTCATGGTGCGAATGCACAAAAAGAACTGTTTGCAACTAATGTTGGATTCTCTGTCAATTTAACAAATGACACTGCTGATCTGTTTCTGAATAATGATTTCCGACAAATCGGATTGGTTAAAAATCCATTAATTTTTGATACTAATAATAATTTTCAAGATTCCACGGGAACCTGCTGTTACATTATTAACACTTCATCTCCTGCTAGTTATGCCTTGGATGATGTGATTACAACTGACAGCGGCGGTAAATTTATTGTCGTTCAAAAGGTTGATGCCAACAACGATGGTTCATTGGAAAGTATATACCTTCTTCCTATAATACCAATAATAACATCTTCTAGTATACTCAGTAATACTACGCAATCTTTGACTGGATTGACTATAAATAGTGTGGTAGAACCTGAACTTGACAACAAAACAGGCGAAATTATATATCTGGATAACAGAGAATTCATCGTTCGTCAAGAAGATCAGGTAGAGAAAATTAGAGCAATTCTAAAATTTTAAGAGAGAACATAAAATATGGCACTGAATTTAAATGTATCTCCATACTATGATGACTTTGACGATGCAAAAAATTTCAATCGAGTTTTGTTCCGTCCTGGATATGCAGTACAGGCACGCGAACTTACGCAACTACAAACTCTGTTGCAATCTCAAATTGGTAAATTCGGAAACCATATTTTCAAGAATGGTTCAGTCGTCCAAGGTTGTGAATTCAAACTGGATTCTCAGAGAGCATTCGTTAAGATCCTTGATGCTGGAGTAGATAATGACACACTAGTAGATTATATTGGCGATACGGTAACTGGTGCAACATCAGGAATCACCGCAGTAATTCTTGATGCAGCAACTGGTACTCAAGCAGAATCTCCTGACTTGAAAACACTATATCTTCGCTATACAAGCGGTGATGGATCTACGACTGCGGTTCACTTCACAGGGGGTGAAACTCTTACTGTAACTTCCACGACTGCGGGCAGAAACGGTGATACATTTGTTGTTGATACCACATATGATGAAGCAGAACCAACTAACAGTTATTGGGGTCTTGCTTCTGCGTTGACTGTTGATGACGGTATTGTGTATATTGATGGTAAATTCGTCAATCACGAAACACAAACAATCATACTTTCTAAGTATTCCAATCTACCATCTGTAAAGGTTGGATTCCAGATCGTAGAAGATACAGTTTCTGCTGAAGATGATCAAACTTTACTAGATCCTGCACAAGGATCTTTCAACTATGCTGCTCCAGGGGCAGATAGATACCAAGTAACAACTACGCTTGTTGCATATGAATCAACTGACACAATTCCTCCCACGTTTAACCAATTGGTTGAAATCATAAGTGGAGAAGTCCAAAGAATTTACACTGCAAATATCTATGGCGAACTCGGTAAGAACATGGCGAGACGCACATATGACGAGTCAGGTAATTATGCAGTAAGACAATTCCCTGTTTTGATTAAAGAGCATCTTAATGTTGACGATAACAATGGTTTACGAACACTAAACACTGTCGATCCAGAACGTGGTGGTAGCAAAGATCTTCTTGCTATCGGTCTTGAAGCAGGTAAAGCATATGTTCGCGGATATGAGCATGAAACATTCCAAACAGAATACGTTGTTGTTCCAAAGGGATTGACAACAGTAAATCAACAAGAAATTCCAATTAGTACTGCGTATGGTAACTATATTCTCGTAGACGAATTCTGCGGGATGTGGGATTTAAACACTGGCGATAAAGTCAGTCTTCGCAGTATAGCAGCAGGAGCAATCACTGCAACTACATTTTCTGCAACTGCTGCAGCGGGATCTCAGGTTGGTACTGCTCGCGTAAAACAGATTGTATATGAATCTGGAACAGTTGGAACTGCTGCGGCAGAATATCGTTTATATCTCTATGACATTGCAATGTCAAGTGGAGATTTTAAGGATGTTCGCGGTATCTTCTATAATGATACTGCTGATGGTCATGCCGATATTGTTCTCGTAGGTGGTAATGCTGTTCTACAAGAAACAAGTTTCAACAAATCTCTATATAGAATTCCTGCTCGAGCAACGAAAACTATTGCTCCCAGTGCAGTTTATGATAACTCATTTATCTACACCAAAGAATTCGACGGTGAATTAAGCATTACTGGTGGAGTTACCATAACTCTAAGTGGTGACGAAACTTTCCCATATGATTCGTTTACTAATACAATCAGAAACAATAATTTCACTATGGTGATGAAAGAAGCGGCTACCATTGATGGTGATAGTCGTCCAATTGGATCGATAATTAATCTTACTACGGTTGAGGCAACATTCACAAAGAACTCGGCACAATCAATCACTATTGATCTTACAGGAAGTCTTGCCGCTGCACCAAAGCAGGTTAAACTTTATGTAAATGTTCAGACTGCTAATGCGCAACCTATTTTAAAGGTTCTTCGTGAAGATCGTTACGCAATTATCAATACGAATACCCACCCATCAACAAATACTGGTACGTATTCACTTGGTCTGTCAGATGTGTATCAAATTAAAAATATTTTTATTGGTGCTAATACTGATACTGATGCTGCAGTAGTTGCTGCTGGTGTAGACATTGCTTCTTCGTTTACTCTCGATAATGGTCAACGTGATAATGAATATCGCAATGCCAAAATTATCAAGAAACCTAGTGCACCGTCACTTACGAATAAGAAATTGGTTATCAAATTAGATTTCTTCACCCACGATGGTGCTTCTGCAGACGGTACTTTCTTTGTTGTTGACTCATATCCGATTGATGATACTGGTGCGGCCGCAGGAACAATTAAGACGCAGGATATTCCAATTTATAGATCGCCGCTGACAGGTGAATCATTTGACTTGCGTGATACTTTAGATTTCCGTGTTCGTTATGCAGATTCTGCAGCGAATTCTACCACTGTAGGATCTGCAACAACTAATCCTACTGAGAGCACAACCTTATCTGCTCCTTCCGTTGGTATCACAAATCCAGTTCCAACCGAACAGTTTATTACTGATCTAGAGTATTATCTCGGAAGAACAGATCGACTGATCATTGACTCCGAAGGTGTATTCAGTACGATATATGGTACACCATCACTGATTCCTGGAATTCCTGCTGAACCAGATAATTGCATGTCACTGGCAATCATAACAATTCCACCATATCCATCACTCGCTCCTAATGTTGCGAAGAGCGTAAATCGTCCAGATTATGGTGTGACATTCCGAAGCATTGATAATCGTCGATATACTATGCGCGACATCGGTGTTCTAGAACAACGAATCAACCGTCTTGAGTATTATACATCGTTGACGCTATTAGAAAAAGCGGCCAGTGATTTGTCTATACCTGATGGTTCTGGACTTGATCGTTTTAAAAACGGTATCCTAGTTGATGCGTTTACTGGACATAATATCGGTAATGTTTTTGATAGTGCATATCATATCTCAATTGATCCAGTAAAAAAAGAACTGCGTCCTTTCTTCTATCTAGAAAATATCGATCTCGCTTTTGATTATACCAACTCAACAAACGTATATAAGACGGGCGACTTGATAACCCTCCCGTATACTAATATCATGATGACAGAAAATACATCGGCCTCTAAACCGAGAAATTGTGTCGGGGAGTTACTCTTTAACTACATCGGAAATATGGAACTAGATCCACCAGTTGATAACTGGACGGATACCTCAATGCAACCAGATGTAAGTGTAAACTTCGATGGAAATTATGATGCTTGGGAAACCATGGCAGATGCATGGGGAACTCAGTATGGTGATTGGCAAGATGTAGTAACTGGAAGAACTGCCACAGGACAAACCTCACAAACTGTCGCTGGTAATACACAAATACGTGGTGATACACTATTCCAAGAACAAACACAAGTTATAACTACTACCACCGAACAGCGCCAAACTCGTCAAGGTGTTTCTATTTCAGTAACTCCGGAAACGCAAAGTCAGAGAATTGGTGCTCGCGTAACAGATACTTCCATCATTCCGTTCATGCGGTCAGTTGTCATAACCTTCATCGCAAAAAGAATGAAACCAAATACACGAGTATTCCCATTCTTTGATGGTATTGGTGTTGCGACACATTGTAGACCACTGAGTTTTGATCCAACTACGGATATTCCACCAACGGATCCTGCAGCGTATTCTTCATATGCGATTGCTGGCAATTCGGGTGCTTATGGTGCCTCGCTAATTACAAATGCTCAGGGTATTTGCGTAGGACAATTTAGAATTCCAGCAGCAACATTCCGTACTGGTGATAAGAATTTCCGTCTCTGTGATGATGAATTTAACCGCGATACGTTCATAACAACTGCGTCCACGCAAACATGGTCAGCAAATGGATTGTCACAATCTGTCCAAGACACAGTCGTATCGACTCGTGTTGCTAACGTGGCGATCAACAATGTTTCTGATTCAAGATCAGTATTTGAAACATCTACTACTGAAAATAGATTAGCAGATAGAAATGTTGGTGTTGTCCAAACAACAGTAAATAATACATTTACGACGGTTAATAACATAACAAATATTGAAAATACCGTGATTACACCACCTCCTCCGCCACCTCCTCCACCACCACCAGGAACACCTCCTCCTCCTACGTTACCGCCAGTTGTTGTTGCAGATCCTCCTGTTATTACACCAACTCCACCACCAACACCAACCGCACCTGTCGTGCCCGTTGCCGAAACTCCAACTCCAAATCCTTGCGAACCAGTAACAACTTGCACGCCTGCACAAGAAATTCAAATAGGTGGTTTCGGTGGTTTCGGTGGTCTCGTTTTTGGAAGTTTTGAAACAATATCACTTCCTGAAATTTGTAACACAGTAAATCCTTGCGCGCCACCAGTTCGAGGACGAGATCCTATTGCACAGACCTTCTATGTCGAAGGTATGCCATTCGGTTGTTATGCTACCAATCTTGATGTATATTTCAGAACCAAGTCATCTAGTGCACCAATTACTCTCCAACTAAGAGAAGTGGTAAATGGATATCCTGGTAATAGAGTTATTCCGTTTGGTGAAGTAACACTAAATCCTGCTGACGTTTCTGTGAGTGAAACCGCTGCAACTGCAACAACATTCACTTTCCCATCACCTGTATATCTTCAGAACAATACGGAATACTGTTTTGTTCTTCTTCCTGCAGGTAATAATCCAGATTATAATATTTGGGTTTCTGAATTGGGCGAGAACGAACTCGGCACAGAGAATAGAATTTCTGAGCAACCACACGTAGGTCTTCTATTTACATCTGCAAATGATAGATCTTGGACAGCACACCAAGCAGAAGATATTAAGTTTACGTTACGTCGTGCAAACTTTGAAATCAATACAGTTGGTTCGCTTGTGATGAGAAACATGGATGTCGACTTCCTGAAATTCGATTCGTTTACGAACGGAAACTTTGAAGCAGGTGATGTAATTCACGGATTCTCCTTCAATATTACGAATGCAGGTACTGGTTATACGAACGGAACTATTACACATACTCTTTCAGGTGGTGGTGCTACTACAAATGCAACTGTTGCGGTAACAATCGCAGGCGGATCAGTAACAAATGTTGCAGTTATAAATCCAGGAGCGGGATATAATACAACGACTGGAACTCTGGCAGCGACTGTTGCTACTTCTGGTACTGCTGGGCAGTTTACTTGTGGCGCATCGTCGCTATCTGTTGGTGATACTGTAACAATTACTGGTACTCGTGCAGGTACAGGCACCATTACTGGATACACATCAGGAACTGTCTACAAAGTTTCTGCAGTAACTGGAACGTCACCAAATGTTACTGGATTCACTCTTCAAACTTCTGGCGGTGCAGCAATCGTAACTACTGCTGGTACGTTGACAGGTCTGACATATGTGACCACATCCAATCCAAGACTAACTATCTCGAGTGGTAGTGGTTCTGCTGCAGCAGTAGCAGTAACTTTGAATAGAGGATTTGTTAAACAATATGATTCCCTATACAATGTAGGTAAGATTCTAGTAAATCTGGGTTCATTCACTGCTGCTGATATTATTGGTAACGGTACATCTTATGCTGAAATCACAGAAATCGAAAATAAGCAACTTAATGTCCTTGAAACCAATATCGGTTCTATTGATCATACTCCTGCAACAATTTCTTGGTCAGTTGCACCAACTGCAACTGGTGCAGGTGCTGGCGGAACTACGTTTGAGGGAATCAATTTCGGGCAGGAGTATGAGTTATCATATGAAGCACAAATCTATTCGTACTCAAATGAACAAACAGATTTGGATGGTGATAAATCTCTGACAGTTAGAGCAGGTATGATGACACAAACATCAACTGTTTCGCCTGTAATCGATACTAGAAAATGTTCTATAATCGCAATTGCCAATGATGTAAATAATCTTACTACTACTGAAACTGGAAACAACGGTTCCGCTGCTTCTAAGTATATCTCTCGTAGGGTTGTTCTTGATGATGGTCAAGATGCAGAAGATCTAAAGGTATATTTGAGCAATCAGATTCCTGTTGGTTGTGATGTTAAGGTATATGGTAAATTCCAAGAAGCAACAGATCCCTCGAACTTTGATGATCTTGCTTGGATCGAATTAGAGGCAGTAAATCCACCTCTTAGCACCACAGCAAAATCTGGTTATGTTGAATATCAGTATACCATACCGACAGCAAATAAAAATGCTGGAGTTCTTGAATACACAGTAGGAAGTGCTACTTACAGCGGATATAAAAGTTTCGCAGTAAAGGTTATTCCTCTATCAACAAATAGTTCTGTCGTTCCTCGCGTGAGAGAACTAAGAGCGATTGCGTTGCAGGTGTAATATGACAAGAATTAAACTAACTGATACAACAAAGTATGAACGTGATGGTCATTCGAAGGCAATACTTTCGAATGACCTGCCTGCTCTGCATGCATATAAGTCTCGTAAACAACATATGAAGCAAATAGAATCATATGGAGACGATATAAATAATCTTAAGGATGAAATGATTGAGATTAAAAACTTACTAACAAAAATACTACAGAAACAAGGATAAAAACGCATGAGCACTCTTACCCTTAGATCTGTAAAGGGGACTCCGCTGACGAATACTGAAGTTGATAATAACTTCAGCAATTTGAATACAGATAAGTATGAATCTGGCGCTAGTCCTTCTTTTGCAGATTTAACACTTACCGGAACCCTGACCAAATCGGTCGCAGGCACAGTTACAGCAGCAGGAACCACTCAAGGTGATGCTACTGCGCTGACAAAAACTGTCAACATGATCACAACAGCAACAGCAAATCAAGGTGTAAAACTCCCGACTGCTGCCGCTGGTTTGACCATCAAGGTTATCAATACCACAGCAGTTACCATTAAGGTGTATCCAAATACTTCAGATGTCATTGACGGTGGAACTGTCAACGTTGGTGTTAATCTATCACCATATTCATCTGTTGAATTGATTGCACAAGATGCCGTAGATTGGTATCGTGTAACTAATTTAATTGTATATGACTCGAGTGGTAACAGGTTAAACTAAAATGAACCCTCTAAAGGTCAAGGCAACAGGTTCCCCAATCACTTCTGCAAACATCAGCGGTTTGCAGACCATGACCGATGCAGAGGTAAAAAATTATATTGCTAATGTTATCACAGAAAAGTTTGCTGCAGTAACAGATGGTACTGGAACTGCTGAAATTAATATTACTACAAATAACTCAGGTGCAGGAACTTTGATCGGTACGTTTGTCGATACGACAAGAACCGAATCTATCGGAACGCATCCTGCTACTGGTGCAGTTTCTACAACAACATACACTGCTAAACAGGTTACTGCTGCAGCAGTGGAAAGTATTACCAACAGACCATTAGCATGGGATTCTCGTCTAGAAGAAATGGTAGATGGTGACATTGATAGCACAATGGATCTGTGTATTAATGCAATGGTATCTGAATCAACATATACTGCTGGACAATATAAACTGCAAGCAACTGCACCATCAGGCGGAACTTGGGTTTCGCGGTATACATTAACAGATACAGCACAAGGTGGAAACACTGTAACATATCTGTGGCAGAAAACAGTTTCATCTTCACTACCAACAGCGGATCTCACACCACTAAGAACGTTTAATGGTGGTAACTGCAAGCAGATGACTGAAGCAGAAATCGAACAGATGCTTCCAGTCTTTAGAAATAGAATTATTGAAACAGGTATCGGAACTTATAAAATCCAATCAGATGCGCCTAGTGGCGGCACTTGGGTTCAAACAGGTAACACATTCACGGATACTCGCGAAGAAGTAACGCCACAGAACTACGCTGGTAATTACAGTAGTAATTATACTGGTAATTATACTGGTAATTATACTGGTCCTTTTCCATATTCTGCGCCTTATTCTGCATCAGGAAATTACAGCAGTAATTTTACTGGACCTGCTTATAGTTCCCCATATACTGGAACAACCTATAGTACTTCCAGCAATTATACTGGATCTTTTTCCTCTCCTTTAGCATATACTGGAACAACCTATACAGGGTCCAGCAATTATACTGGTAATTTTTCTAGTACTACTAATTATACTGGATTAACTTATACGGGTCCAGCAAATCCAGGAGCAAATTATACTGGTAATTACATAGGTGGTCCATTTTATTCTACACCTGCTGGTCCATCATATTCGAATCCAGCAGGTCCATCATACTCGAATCCAGCAGGTAATAATCCAGCAGGTCCATCATATTCAACACCATATACTGGCAGTTATGGAGGGAATTACGATGGTCCTCCGCCCCAAAGAGAACAGGTAGTATATTATACTAGTGGTATCTTTGCTGCAAACTATACTGGGTTTTATACAGGTCCAGGTCTCAACTATACTGGATACTTTGAGATACCTATCGCTCCAAATGAACCTGGAGAAGTTTACATAGGAGAGTTTTCGGCACCACAAAATTATGCTGGATTCTATGCATCAAATTTAGGTTATGCAGGAAATTTCCAAGGCCCTTCCCTGTATTTTGTCACTGGTTATGACAAGGCATATTACACTGGATTCTATGCGGGACCGCCATCATATTCTACACCTGCAGGATCAAACCCAGCTGGTCCATCATATTCGAATCCAGCAGGTCCATCATACTCGAATCCAGCAGGTCCATCATATGGTCAGCCGTATGCAGGAACTTATACTGGACCTACAGGTCCAGGAACTTCATATACTGGATTCTATACTGGTCCAGGACCAGCGTACTCAGGGTTTTTCAGTGGTCCAGGAACTTCATATACTGGATTCTATACTGGTCCAGGACCAGCGTACTCAGGGTTTTTCAGCGGAACTCCAGGAACTCCATATTCTGCAACCTTTACTGGAACAGCGTACACTGGAACCTATACAGGGTATTTCACTGGCGTAGGAATAGCATATACTGGTTTTTACACTGGAACAACAAATTACACTGGAAATTACTTGGGGAGTTATATAAATAACTTTATAGGAACATATTCCGGCGCAACAATACAAGCAACTAAAGAAACAGTGTCATCTGTTAAATTGTGGATAAGGACAGCATAAACATGGTTTTGAGAAATAAATCTTCGGCAACACCAGTTTCTGCTGTAAACTGGCAGGGTCTACAACAGATGTCTGTCGATGAAGTAAAGAATTACATTGCACAAACTCTGACAGTTTCTTTCGGCGCAAACTCAGATGGTACTGGCACTGCTGAAATCAACATCACAACAAACAACAGTGGTTCTGGTACTTCGATCGGCACGTTTGTTGACACAGATCTTCAAGCGGCGACAGGAACTCATCCAGCAGATGCAGTTGGTACGGCTTATACGGACGCTTCTGGTACATACATGGCAAATGCGAATGTTGTCACATACACTGCAAAACAGGTTACTGCTGCTGCGGCAGAAAGCATTACCAATCGTCCGTTGAAATATGACGATGGTATTAAAGAAATGTCCGATGGTCAAATTGATAGTGAAATCTTAGATTATGCAATCAATGCGATGATCACCGAGACCACATATACTGCTGGGCAATATAAACTACAACCAACTGCTCCATCAGGTGGTACATGGGTTGCTCGATACACATTAACTGATGTTGCTAATGGCGGCAACACAGTAACATATCTATGGCAGAAAACTGCTGCAACTACATTGTCAGACTCTAATCTCAAACCACTAAAACTGATTGATACCAAAGATGTCAAAGAAATGTCATCTTCTGAAATCCTACAGATGCTTCCGAGTTTTAGAAACAGAATTATTGACACGGGAATCGGCACATATAAGGTTCAATCTACAGCACCAGTGAGTGGTACTTGGGTTGCGATGGGTGATGAGTTTGCTGATACCAGAGAGCAAGTAACACCACAGAACTATCTGGGTAACTTCTCGGGTAACTATCTCGGCACCTTCTCAGGTTCAAGAAACTATTCTGCAGCATATGCTGGGACATATACTGGGGCATTCGCAAACAATTTTAGTGGCGGTTTCGTGGGTCCAGCAAACTATTCCGCAGCATATTCTGGAGCATTCGCAAACAACTTTAGTGGCGGTTATGTTGGTCCAGCAAACTATTCAGGTACTTACTCGAGAGGTTTCAGTGGAAACTATGTTGGTAACTTTGTAGGGACTGCTGGTTATTCTGGTAACTACACCAGTAACTTCAGTAAAAACTACTCAGGAAATTATGCTGGTTCTAGAAACTATGCAGGTAACTATGCTGGAAACTATCTCGGAACATATTCGCGAAACTTCACAGGAACTTACTCGCAAGGTTTCTCTGGTAACTATCTCGGAACATATGCACGATTCTTTGGCGGATTCCTTAATGGAAATTTCCAGGGTAACTATCTTGGAACTTATACGGGCAACTTCTCAGGTAACTATCTAGGTAACTTCTCCGGCAACTATCTCGGCACCTATTCTGGTTCTAGAAACTATGCAGGTAACTATAATGGAACATATCTCGGTACATACTTAGGATTCTTTACTGGTAACTATGTTGGACCAGCAACTTACACTGGAACATATTCTGGTAATTATACTGGATTCTTTACAGGTGCTTACGCAGGAACTGCAACATATACGGGTACTTACACTGGGTTCTTTACAGGGTTTTATACTGGGTTCTTTGCAGGAACTGCAACATATACTGGTAACTACACTGGATTCTTTACAGGAAACTACACTGGATATTATTCAGGTTCTAGAAACTATACAGGAAATTATGCCAGTAACTTTAGTGGAACATATTCAAGCAACTTCTCGGGTGCGACAGTGATCGCAACTAAAGAAACTGTATCGACCATAAAACTTTGGGTTCGCACCGTATAAAACCCTTGACTTTTATATGAAAATCGCGTATATATAATATTGAGAATTTATTTTTTAATGGAGATTTGAATGACTAGTACACGCACTATTGAAAATCCTTACTGGGCGAACAAAGAAAAACAACATGTGATTGCGGAGTTCGTTTATTCCGATACGGGTAAACGAGCAACTGCATCAATTATGAACGATGGTACTAATCGAGATTATGATGAATTGATGAAGAAGTATAGCGTCGAGCAGATTGATGCGAATACCAAGAAACGATTTGATGACCGCAATCAACATATCAAGCACAACATTGAACGCCAGAAGGTTGACAAGACTCGTATGCAGCAAGAGCAACTGTTCGCTGCTAAATTAGATGCATTTGAGATCGATCTAATCAAGTCCTCGAAAAATCGCGAGTTAAAATCTAAGATCCGCAAAGCAAAAAACATTATGGAAGTTACTGCGTACACGGTAATTCTTCTACAACAGGAAGAAGCAAATACTGCTATCGTGCGAGAAGCAGTTGATGCAGAATAATGGTTTCCTTTATGTTGCAACGGTAAGAAAAGGTTATTATAGAGCGGCGAGAAATTCCGCTATATCTCTACGCGATTTCTATCCTGATGCAAAAATAACATTCTTCACGCATGAGGAATGGGTTCAACCAGATGATTATGAAATCTTTGACACAGTTGTAACTGAGAATGTCCCAAGAGATAAACGAGCGAAACTTTGGGCGCTTGATCAAACTCCGTATGACTTAACAACCTACATGGATTGTGACATGGAAGTTGAGCATGAAGACATCCAAAAGATCTTTGATCAAATCCCCAAAGATGTAGATATCCTCTTTACTGCTAATCGCCCGTATAACGCAGCACTGACTAAGTTATCTGACACAGAAGAAATGACTGAGCACTGTGGATTGTTTATCTACCGAAACAATGAACAAACATTGAAACTCATGCGTGCATGGTATGACGAGTACTGGGAACAGAATAAACCAGGATGGGATCGTAAACATTATCCCAAATCAGCATTGCAGTGGGACACATTCACAATGTGGAGACTCCTAAATCATTTCGACTTTGGCGTTAAAACTGCCAGATTCCCTGATCCAGATGCCAGATGGAACTTTGTTTCCGGATATAAACAAGAAGAATTGCAGGGTCGACCAGTAGTGATTTATCATTATACAATTCCACATTCTTTATTAGATTAACAGGACACACATGCTACAATTTACAAATTCAGTTTCTAAAGAACTAAGTGATATTTTAGATCCATTCACAGAATGGTTCTTTGCTCAAAATGATCAACATCTCGTGCTGGGTCCAGAAAGGCATCAAGAAATACGTCGAGGTGGATTGAATATGGAAACTGCTACTGATGAACAGTATCTTAATCATATCGTTAGTAAAGGTGAGCGACATGTTGGTTTCCCTGATGTTGCATGGTGTACTGACATGTCTCAGGCACATGGACAAACATGGTTTCCAACCGAATATGGTAGAAGACAGCAAGCAACGAATTCTGAGATAATGAGTTATCTTGGTGCAAGAAACAATGCGGTGTTTACCTATTATCCCGAAAATGGTTTCATGGGTTGGCATACCAATTGGAATGCATCAGGATATAATATTCTGATTACTTACAATACAGAAGAAAATGGTGGATACTTTCGCTACTTGGATCCAGTTACAAAGGAAATCGTAACTATGGTTGATCCTATCGGTTGGTCATGTAAGGTTGGTCATTTCGGTGATCGTAGCGATCCGAATAAAATTGTATACCACTGCTGCGGTAACTCTGCTAAAAGATTGACACTAGGATATGTTGTACCGCATCTAGAAATCTGGCGGTCAATGATTGAAGATATCTCAGGTGAAGACGCTTCTCACTTTTCCTGAGTGCTCTTAACCTCACTATATTTTGTGAGCAGATCTTCTAGAATAGTCAACTGCTCATGCATTTTTTCAATATCATCTAACAACTTAGGAACTGCAATTCTTGCTCGCTCGAGGATTGCAGTTTCATAGTTTTTAATTCCAACATTAGTAGCAGACTTAATTCGACGGTTTCGAAATACTGTTTTAATTTTACTAATTAACGATGGAATTTTTGGTGTCATGTTTAATTGAACCATGTGTTGATTGCTGCGCTGTTCAGTTGCCTGTTGTCGCGCCTTTAAAATTTGTTCTTCTTTTGCTCTTACTGCTGCAGCATTTTCTCTGGCAAGTTTTTCATTTTCCTCTTTGAGGATTTGTAATTCTTCAACTAGTTTCGGATCTGTAACATGAACAGTTTCGATTACTGTTTCGATTACCTTCTCAATTACGACAGGCGGATTTTCTAGAATCTCTTTTGCTTTAGCAATTGTTTCTGCTGCTACTTTTGATTCTTCTTCTATTGCAAGTTTTTGTCTCTGTATTTCTTCATGTTTTTCTTGCGCGATTCTTTCCCTATCAAGTTCTTCTTGGGAAGGTTCATTAATCTCAACTTCGATAATTTCTTCTTGGAAGTTTCCATCGATCCATTCTTCCGCGACCACTTCCTCGGGAGGAGGTGGTGCTGATACTAAAGGTTCTGGAATATAATCTTGTGGTGGTGGTGCGACGACTCTTGCTCTTGCCATATTATGTCCCCAATTCTATCATGCACGTATTGAGATATAATCTCTTGAATTTTAATTTTCTCTCATAGCAGAAATCTCTGACTGCTGCTCTAACTCCAGGATGTAAACTATTATGTATTGAATAATCATCAACAAAAATTAATCCATTTTGTTTTACCACATCAAGACTAGATACCAAATCTTCCATCACACCCTCATAACTATGATCACCATCGATATAAATCCAGTCCAATTTTTCTCCAGTATAAGAAGAAAACCAATCCCGAGAAGTCATTCGATGGATAGTTGCAGGTAAATCTTTAAATTGTTCACAAACGTCAAGATAGAGATCGTCATAAAATTTTTGAAAATCTGCTGGGTCTGTCGAACCTACTAATGAAGAATATCTCTCTAATATTTTTTCGTACCCCATATTCAACCAATCAGTAGTATTTTCATATACGCTGATATTATATGGATCTATCATATGTAGATAACTACATTTTGTCAAAAGTTGTTTTGACGCATCACCTCTCCAGATACCGATTTCTGCACCTACAGAATTTTCTGGAATCCAATTCTCAGTTATTTTTTTAATATCCGTGTTTGTCCCAAGCATCATTTACTTTTTTCCAATTACCATGAAGCGGTCAAACTCGACCTTGCCATCCCAACTATAGTATGACTGCTTAATAGATCCCTCGTAGAAAACATCAGTAACTCCAACATTCTCAACATGCTCTTCGATCGATGGAACACAATTGATACCATACATCTCTCTAAAAACATTTGAAGACTGACAAGCAAAGATACAATCCTTGTTTGCGGTCGTCATTTTCTTCAACGGATACATTGACTCGCACCCAATAGAAATTACTACATCAGTTTCTAGTGCATTGATGTCATGATATGCAAAGGGAACATCCCAGTTGATATGGTCTAGTTCTATTCCACTATCGCTATAAAACCGATTGAATACTTTTGATAGTTCCAACGCATCTTTATCAATATCAATCAAATTAATCTTCTTGACATTTAAATTTTCGCAGAGTAACGGTAGCAGAGGAAATCCTAACCATGAATTCAAAATTGTAATATTCAATTCTTCTGGGATATCTTCTACTTTCAGTAGTTCTTCTACTAACCAAATAGCAGCATCCATAGTATTCGGATTCAGAGACTTACGAAAGTCTTCATGTTTCCATGGCAGTTCGTGATTGATTTTATCCAATCCTTCGCCCCAATAACGATAGTTATTCAAATAATTATAATTTAACATCTTGTGGTCTTTCCATTGAGTCATATAAGCAAATTAGTGGTTCGGTTCGGATAACTTGTTCTCTAGTATCAATCGGCCACATGTATCCGTAGTTGTAACTATACACCCAACCATCAGGAAAAAAATCAATTTTCAATAAGCGGTCGCGCTGGTGACCGAAAAGATTATCAAGACCTCGATAATGAAAAAACATTTGGTCGGGATAGTCTGTAACAAACTTGGTAATCTTATCAGTATCTAATCTATCATTCCATCTTAACACACTAGAATTTAGGTCGGTGTATGCACGAGGAATGTCTTGTGTATCGCGTTTCATTTTCTTCATGTTGTGCCAGTGAGTGTGAACAAATGTCAAACCATCTTCTGGGTCATGGTCTACTATGCAATCGATATTGTTTTGAATAACTATATCAAGATCCAGAAATAGTTTTTCTCCACGTTGAGATACAACTTGCTTATCGAATAAGTATAATTTATTCCACCATTTTTCATAGTAATTATCTTCTGGAAAAGGAATTACGATAACGTCAGAATGTAAACCGATGGTATGTTCAGTCAAACAGTAAAAATCAAAATCAGTTGTTATGTGTTCTCTGCATTGCTCAAGTATTTTATTAACATGGTCAACACTATATTTTGTTCCCCACTTCACTGTGTAAATACTAATCATCAAACATTCCAATGCTCTAAAAGATCAGGATCGACCAAGGATTCCTGTTTCACTTTTCCTCTGCTATTGTCTGTGAATGGAAGTAGATCCACATTAAAAACACAAACAATACAGTCTTTTCTATATATACCAACTTCAAGATCCCCTGAATCCCAGTCGCGACCGCGATTGTATGAGTAAGCAAAGGTGTTTGGGAAATGTTTCCACAGAGGGGTATTACTAAAGTCGCCCCACCGCCAACTGTGGTAGTTGTCAGTTCCATCTGTAAATGTAAACCAGATTCGTTCTTGGTGCTCTAGAACATCTTGCCATATACATTCTGTCTGATCATCTGACCAAACCATGCAACTACCATTCGTATATGCACCATGCGATAGTTTAAAGTTGCGTGACTTCATTGGGCGAGGATCTTGCCACCAAGATCGAAACTTGGTGGGGTTGTCTAGATCGTAGGTAATGATTGGCGTTAAATCGTTTTGAATGATAACGTCAAGATCGAAGAATACAAATCTACCAGTCGGTTTGTCTTCTGCAAAATTATGCGTATTGAAGATGAAGGTTTTTGGTCTGTCCCAACACCTTGCCATACCATATTTGTAGTCTTCGCTTCCGAACCAATATTTGGGATGAATATCAGCGATGTCTGGGAAGTCGATGACTTTAATCTCGTCTTCGAATCCTTCGCTATTATCTGTATAGCAATAGAAGTGAAACTCGAATTCTTCGGTGGTGTGTTTCTTTGCCATTCGATAAAGACGGTTGACAAACTCAGCAGAATACTTTGTTCCCCATTTACAGCAGACGTAATTAACTCTCATTGCCACAACCTAATAATATTTTCATCTACGCATTCAGATAATTCTATCTGTTCTTTTGCTGAAGGGTGTGGGACGTTGTCAGTATTGAATAGGCAGATCTTTGCATCTTTACGAAACTTAAATCGCTCAACATCTTCTGGATGGTACTTTCCCCTATTCCAAGAATATACCCATCCGCTTGGAATATCTTTCCAGAAATCTCTCTGTCGCCAGTAATGATAGTTATCAGTTCCCTTGAAGAAAGTCTTAAATATCGATTCTGAATTCTCTAATGCATCACTGTAAATGTGTTCGCAAGATTTTCCAGGCCATAACATCATACTAGAGTTGTAAAAGGTTCCGCGAATATCAATGAATAGTCTGTCGTGTTTTTGAGACTGTGGTTGCCAGCGGCATTGAATGATACGAGGTTTCTGTGCAAGTTCTATTACATCGGTTATATCTTCTTGGATTACTATATCGAGATCAAAGTAGCACCAGTTGCCTTCGTAACCTAACCAGTTGTGTGAATTAAATACTGAGAACTTTGCTCGATCGAAACAGAATGTTTCTTTACCAAACCAATATTTTGGATGCAGGATACCATCGTCAGGTATTGGTGCAGTATCGCAAATTAAACCATCGGTGTCATCCGTATAACACGTGAATGTAAACAGGTTGGCGTAGTTCTTCTTCACCATGTTATACAAATTGTTTACATACTTGGCAGGATACTTATCACCCCACTTAATGCATACGAAGTTCATCATACTTTTTTTCTGCTCCAGGGAATTGATCTAAACCATTTAACAATGCTATCGTATAAGTTGGGCGATAGAAGAAAGATTCATTGTGGTCGTCAATTCCATAATAATCTGCACCATAAACAAAAGAATAAATTTCACCCTTTGGAAAGTAATTAAATCTAAAATCTTCATGCCACAAAAATCTATCATCACCAAAGTATTTAACCATGTAGTAATCAGGATCTGATTGGAAGTGTTCCCAAATATGTTGAACAGTTCCTTCTCTCCACATAACAACACTTGAGTTATAATTACTTAAGAAACGCATACCATGTGTGTCACCAACATAATCGGGAAACTCTTTATCCTTCCAATAAGTATATACTATTGTAGGAAAATTGTCAATAGAATTCCACAGATGATCAATGTTTTTTTGTATTCTGATATCAAGATCTAAGTAAAGAACATCACCCAATTCCTCCAAAGTATACATCCATATTTTAATCCAATGTCCCTCTATATCTTCAGGCATAGGAATTGCTTTTATTAATGGATCTAGGTCTGTTGGATCATCGGTGATACACGCATAGTTATATTTTCTACCAGTATCATTTACTATTCTGTTTACGTCTGCAGCAGAATATTTTTCACCATATTTTATCATCAAAATCGTTTGCATAGTATTCTCAGTTGTTATAAATATTCCCGTATAATTTATAAGGGTTTCCGATGGCACAAATTCAAAATATCTTTATTGACCAAGGAACAACTTTTTCTTTGTCCCTCGCAGTAAATGATCAGAACGGAGATCTAAAAGATCTTACTGGTTATACTGTAGCGGCACAAATGCGCAGATCGTATTACACTAATACTGCTATTAATTTTACTGCAGCAGTTTCTTTACCCGAAGATGGTGAAGTCACTATTTCAATGACTGCTGTGCAAACCTCAGCAATAAAGGCAGGAAGATATGTTTACGATATTGAAATTACAGGCGATGGCGAAACGCTACGAGTTCTAGAAGGAATCGTTGTAATTAATCCAGAGGTAACAAAATAATGACACTAAAAGTTACAGTAGGAACTTCAAATACTATAAATACAAATATAGTAAGTAAAAGAACATCAACTAAAATAGAGACGTTAGCGGATGTAGATCTAGAAGGTGTTCAAGATGGATATACTTTGATCTACAATACTGCTACGAACAAATGGGAGGCAGCTAACCCTGCATCTGAAGTGGTTTTAGATAATATAGACGGTGGGACGTATTAAAAACAAAGACAATAACCAAAAAGGAATAGTCTAAATGTCAACAATTATTCAAATTAAAAGAAGTTCAGGCGCAACTGCTCCAGCAACGTCCGCCCTCCTAGAAGGTGAAATGGCATACGCACAAGACGCAAGCAATAGCGGCGCAAGTGCAAAACTTTATATCGAATCAGTAGAAGGTGGTTCTGCCGCAATTCATGCTGTTGGTGGTAAGTATTTCACAGACAAGGTTGATGCTCGTCTTATCGATGCAACCACAACAGTTGGTGGCAAAGCAACCTTTGCTGAAGGAACAAATAATGGTTCCAACAAAGTAACTCTAAAGGCAGCCGATACACTGGCCGCTGACCTTACTCTGATCCTTCCAACCGCAGACGGTACAAACGGTCAGATCCTTACCACAAACGGTTCAGGTCAACTCGCATTCTCGTCACCTGCTTCGTCTTCGTTCACAATCAGCGATAACCAAGGTACGCCAAATACGGATTCCTTCTCGACTGGTGGAACTCTGACTTTTGCTGGTTCACTTGGCGTCAAGACAACAGTTTCAGACAACCAAGTTGCTATCGTTGCTGATATCACTGGCGCAACTGCTCTGACATCACTTGCTGATGCGGACGAATTCCTTGTTTATGATGCTTCGGCAACTACAAACAAGAAGATTACTGCTGAAGATATTGGCGATTACATCTATGCTGCCGTTTCTGGTGACATTACAATCAGCGAAACAGGTGTTGCCTCGATTGCTGCCAACTCGGTTGCTCTTGGAACTGACACAACTGGTAACTATGTTGCTACTGTTGCTGGAACTGCAAACCAAGTTACTATCACAGGTTCAGGTTCTGAAGATGCTGGTGTAACTGTTGCTCTTACTGATAACGTTACCCTTGTTGGTGACCTAACAGTTGGCGGTAACGACATTAAGGCATCTGGTGGAACAACTTCTATCACTCTTTCGGGTGCGGATGTTTCGGTTGCTGGTGACCTAACAGTAACAGGAAACGACATTAAGTCTTCTACTGCTACTGCTTTGACACTTGCTGGTGCTGATGTTGCTGTTGCTGGCGATCTTACCGTAACTGGTAATGACATCAAGTCATCTTCTGCTACTGCTCTAACACTTGACGGTGCAAACGTTGCTGTTGCTGGTGATCTGACTGTAACAGGAAACGACATTAAGTCATCTGGTGGAACAACTGCTCTTACACTTTCGGGTGCTAACGTAACAGTTGCTGGTAACCTTACAGTTTCGGGAACGACAACTACTGTTAACTCGACAACTCTAACTGTTACCGATCCACTCGTATTCGTTGGTAACGACAATAGCACAACTGACGCAGTTGACATCGGTCTGTTCGGTATGTATGATACCAGCGGTTCACTAGACCTTTACTCAGGTATCTTCCGCGATGCTTCGGACGGTAAGTGGAGACTCTTCAAGGACTCACAAGCTGCTCCAACCACAACTGTTAACACAGCGGCAACTGGTTATACCATTGCTACTCTTGTTGCTAACCTTGAAGGCGGAACTATTTCGTCGCTTGCTTCAGCAATCACTGTTCCAAACGGTGGTACTGGTGCGGCAACGTTTACTGCTAACGGTGTTATGTTCGGTAATGGTACTGATGCGCTCGGTGTTACTGCTGCGGGAACTGCTGGTCAAGTTCTTCTATCTGGTGGTTCAGGCGCTGCTCCTTCGTTCGGTAATATCGACGGTGGAACATACTAATATATAAGGGGAGGGGAATTTCTCCCCTCCCACTTTTTTGGAGATAGATAATGGATCAAACAAAATTTATTAACTCGTATATTGCAAATCTTGCAGAACGACTGAAGGCATTAACACTTGATAATATCATGTTGAATACACAACTTACAATGGCGAATGAAACCATTAATGAGTTGCAGAAAAAGATTCAAGTTTTAGAAGATATTCAAGCAATTCCAGTTCCTAAGTCCGATTACATGGGTCTTGACGGTAAATTAAAATCTGATTACAGTTATACCGACACACAAGAACCATACCTCGTTGACGATGCGGAGCAAACCGAGAAGGAAGTTCTGAATGACAGCGCCGACAACGACAGTACAGATAAAGCGAAGTGAGACTCCTGGAGCAGCACCAACTGGTGCAAATCTAGCAGTAGGCGAACTCGCTGTTAATCTAACAGATAAGAAAATTTATTCTAAAAAGGCTGATGGAACAGTCGTTGGTCTTGGTGGAGTCGAAGTAAATGATGGAGGCGCTGCAACATCAGTAGCAACCATTTCATTCGCTGACACCATCTTCGGGGATTTCACTGTTGATACCACAACAACTCCAGGTGTCGCGGTCGTTCGCCTAAATCAAAATGCTGATTTAGATTACGGACTAATTACCGACAACGTACTCGAGTATAACTCAATTGATTACGGGAGTATCTGATGGCAGCAAGAGTCAAACTTAGAAGAGGTACTTCCACCCAGCACAATACCTTTACTGGTGCTGTGGCAGAAATCACTGTAGACACTACAAACAATTCGATAAGAGTGCATGACGGTTCCACTGCTGGTGGACATGAGTTGTTGAAAACCACTCTAGCAAATATTAAAGACGGTGCCATTCTTGATGGTGGAACATATACCTAAATAGGGTGGACTAGGAGATACAAATGGCAACGATTTTACAACTTAGAAGAGGGACTACTGTTCAGCACTCAACCTTTACGGGTGCTGTCGGTGAAGTCACTGTCGACACAACAAAAGATACTGTAGTTGTTCATGATGGTACCACTGCTGGTGGTAAACCTCTGGCAACTGAAGCATATGTTACTTCAGCAATTCAGACTAAAGATAACAGTGACGAAATAACAGAAGGTTCAACGAACCTCTATTTCACAAACGCAAGAGCAAGAGGCGCATTTACCGCAAGCACTGGTATTTCCATTACTGATGGTGCTATCTCTACTTCTATCACTCAGTATAATGATGCATCTGCAAGAGCAGCAGTATCTGTAACTGACTCTGGTGGCGATGGATCGCTTGCTTACAACAATACTACTGGTGTAATTACTTACACTGGACCTTCTGCGTCTGATGTTCGTGCTCACTTCAGCGCAAGCACAGGCATTAGTATTACTAGTGGCGCAATTTCATCCACTATTACCCAATATACCGACTCACTAGCAAGAGCATCCCTAAGTTTTACTGCTGGTTCAGGAGCATATAACAGCACAACTGGTGCTATTACCATCCCAACTAATACCAGTCATCTAACTAATGGCGCAAACTTTATTACTCTGTCAAGTCTAAGTGCGGGTACAGGGATTTCATATAATAATACAACTGGTGCAATTTCATCCACCATTACTCAATATACAGATGCTCTTGCGCGTGGTGCGGTATCTGTAACAGATAGTGGCGGCGATGGATCACTAGCATACAACAATACAACTGGTGTAATTACATATACTGGTCCAAGTGCAACAGATGTCCGCGCTCACTTCAGCGCAGGAACAGGTGTTACTATCACTGATGGTGCAGTTGCTATTGGTCAGGCAGTTGGAACTGGTTCTAACGTTACATTCAATGATTTAACTGTTAGTGGCAATCTTACTGTTTCTGGAACTACTACTACAGTAAATACCGAAACAATCAATCTTGCTGATAATATTATTACATTAAATAGTAATGAAGCAGGAACTCCATCACAAAATGCTGGTATCGAAGTTGAACGTGGTACTTCTACTAATGTTGCATTTCAATGGAATGAAACTACCGATGTTTGGGAATATACAGTAGACGGAACTAACTATATTCCAGTTGTTGGTACTACTGCAACGCAAACTCTCACAAACAAGACACTTACTAGTCCAACACTAACGACGCCAGCATTGGGTACTCCTGCTTCTGGTGTAATGACCAATGTAACTGGTACAGCATCTGGATTAACTGCGGGTAATGTAACAACTAACGCAAACTTAACTGGGCATATCACATCGGTAGGCAACGCAGCGGTACTTGGATCATTCACTTCTGCCCAACTCCTAGCAGCCTTAACTGATGAAACTGGTACTGGTGCTGCCGTATTTGCTAACAGTCCAACACTCGTAACTCCTGCACTTGGTACTCCCGCATCTGGTGTTCTAACCAATGCAACTGGTCTTCCAATTGCCACTGGTGTTTCTGGTCTTGGTACTGGAGTTGCAACATTCCTTGCTACTCCAACCGCAGCAAACCTCGCCTCAGTAGTTACTGACGAAACTGGTTCTGGTGCACTGGTATTTGCTAATACTCCAACCCTAGTAACACCAAATATTGGTGCAGCGACAGGTACTTCTCTAACAACTACTGGCGGTGGTGTTTTAACTCGTGCAGCATCCACACAAGATGGTATAGAACTTCGCGGTCGTGCAGGTGGTACTGGAAACTGGGAAGCAATTCTAACGCCAACTACCTTATCTGCAGATAGAACATTCACTTTCCCAGATGTTTCTGGCACTGTCGTTACAACTGGTGATACTGGATCAGTTACCAATACTATGTTGGCAGGTTCTATTGCTAATGCTAAACTTGCAAACAGCGCAATCACTTTGGCAGGAACTGCAGTTTCTCTGGGTGGCGCATTCACTGCCACCAATATGCTTGATGCGATTAAGACAGTTGATGGTTCTGGTTCGGGACTTGATGCTGATCTTCTAGACGGTAACTCAAGCGCATATTTCCGTATTAATGTTTACAATGCCGCAGGGACTCTATTGAATTAATTATGACAACTGTAATACAATTAAAAAGAAGTGAATCCGCAGGTTCAATCCCGACAGTAAATGATATTGCTGTTGGGGAACTTGCAGTAAACTTGGCAGATGGTGCGCTGTATTCTAAAAAAACTGATGGAAGTATTATTGAAGTGGGTGGATATAATCCAGATTTCTTTACTATCCCAGGAACAATCGATCTGGGTGATCTCGCAGGGGTGGATCCTACAGTATATGACATGGGTGCATTATAAATAGTCCCAAAGAGGACAAGATATGGCAATTTCTTCAAGACAAGGTTTAATAGATTACTGTTTGCGCAGACTTGGGTTTCCAGTAATCGAAATTAATGTGGACGATGATCAAGTAGAAGATCGTATCGATGACGCATTACAGTATTTCCAAGAGTATCACTTTGACGGTGTCGAGAGACTCTATCTCACACACAAAGTTACCACTGCAGAATTAAAATTCTCAGGGTTGTCTGCGCCCTCTTTCCAGAACAACGAGATGTTAGTTGGTAATACTTCAGGCGCAACATGTATCTTATATACATTATCCGGAACTACTGCTAGAATATCCAACGTAAAGGGTGTGTTCACAACAGGTGAAACTGTTACTGGTTCCACATCAGGTTTCAGCAGAGCACTCGCCGCAACTGGTTTCTATACTCCAGGAGATATTCAAAATGGTTATCTCCCGCTCCCAGATTCGGTAATCGGTGTTATCCGTGTTCTGCCAGTCAATGGTCCAAGTTCTGGTATGAACAATCGTAACAACATGTTCGATCTTATCTATCAGTTCCGTCTTAATGACATGTATAACTTGCTGTCTGCTGACATGGTTTATTACACGCAAGTTCAACAGCATCTATCGATGCTTGACATGCTTCTAGTTGGCGATCGTTCATTCAAATACAATCGTAAAATGGACAAGATGTATATTGACATGAATTGGGAAGAAGTATTAAATCCTGATGATTTTATTGTCGTTGAATGCTATCGTATCCTAGACCCAACAACATACACACAAGTCTATGATGACATGTTCCTGAAACGTTATTCGACTGCATTGATCAAACGTCAATGGGGCGAGAACATGAAGAAGTTTGGTGGGATCCAACTTCCTGGGGGTGTAATTCTAAATGGCAGAGAGATTTACGAAGAAGCAGTCGAAGAAATCACGACAATCGAAAACGAAATGCAATTGAAGTCAGAGTTGCCAATAGACTTCATGGTTGGATAAGACATGCCAACGAACTTCTATTTTCAATCTGGTAATACATCTGGAACCACAAACGAACAACGTTTGGTGGAGGATCTTGTCATTGAAAGTTTGAAGATCTACGGTCATGATGTTTTTTATCTTCCAAAACAAACTGGTAACCTTGACGGTATCCTAGGCGAAGATGCACTTCAGTATTTCGATCAAGCATATCCTCTCGAAATGTATCTTGAGAATGTTCAAGGTTTCGAGGGTGAAGGCGAACTATTTACTAAGTTCGGATTTGAGTTTAGATCTTCAGCAACCTTCGTAGTTGCCAAAAGACGCTGGGAAGAAGGTGTTGCTCAGAATGCGATACTAGAATTACCAGGAAGACCAGCAGAAGGCGATCTACTTTACTTCTCGAAAACCAAAACATTTTTCGTAATCAAGTATGTTGACTTCTTAAATCCATTCTATCAACTCGGCAAGATCTACACATATAAACTGCAATGTGATGTCTTTGAATTCAGTTCTGAAAGAATTGATACAGGGATCGATGAAATTGATTCAATCACTGACGCATCAAATCAAGATGTTTACAGATTCCAGCTGCTTCAAGAGTCAGGGGACTTTGTTCTAAACTCTAGTGATGATTCAATTATCCTCGAGATATATGCAACTGCAGACACAGATCCACAATCAGACAATGAAGAATTCGAGGTAGAAGCAGAAGGCATTCTAGACTTCACCGCATTCAATCCATTCGGTGAGGTACAGAAAAGAGCATAATGTTTTTACGTCAACACTTTTATCATCAACACATCAGAAAAGCAATCATTGCTTTCGGTACAATCTTTAATCAGATTTCTGTTAAGAGATACAATTCTGATCAAGAAGTCGTGCAATCTGTTCGTGTTCCCTTGGCATATTCACCGAAAAATAAATTTCTTGCTCGTATCGCAGAAGTTCCAACAACGACTACGCAGGCAACGGCAATTATTCTTCCGCGAATGGGGTTTGAGATAACAGGATTACAATATAATCCTGCGAGAAAGATTAACCTGTTAACTAAGAACGTAGCAATCGGTCAGGGTGATGACCCCAACATGCTCCGAACTCAATTCACAAGCACACCATATGACATGAATATTTCGTTGTATGCAATGGCAAAGAATCAAGATGATGCGTTGCAGATTGTTGAGCAAATAATTCCGTTCTTCAATCCTGACTTCTGCGTCACTATAACTGACATTCCTGCAATGGGAATCAAGAGAGATCTTCAGATAGTTCTTGATTCAATCAATTATGAAGATGACTATGCTGGTGATTACATGCAAAGACGTTCGATTGTATGGACATTAAACTTTACACTAGGGTTGAACATGTATGGTCCAGTCGAGCAGCAAGGAATTATCCGAAGCGCAATCGCAAATACATATACGGATATTGAACAACCTACTTATCAACAAAAATATCAAGTAACAACAAATCCAAATACTGCTGCAGTAACGGATGAATGGGATTATGTGGAGCAATTCGATGAATTCTACGAACAAGGGTAACTATCAAGATCTTGACGATCTTTTTGGAACCGAAACAACAAAGATCCCAGAACCAGTTGAAGTAATTGAAGTGGAGATTCTCCCAGCAACTACCACTACATCTGCAGTTCCAGCAGTCATCGAATCTACTGGCAATGACATTGAAGATGATTATAATGTTGCTAGAAACAAACTCAATGAATTGATTGACACAAGTCAACGAGCATTAGAGGGTATGTTAAATGTTGCACTTGCAAGCGACAGTCCTCGTGCGTATGAAGTCGTTGGTCAATTGATCAAAACAACTGGTGATACTGCTAAAGATCTTATGGATCTTCAGGCGAGAAAGAAAAAGGTTCTTCAAGATGATAGCAAAAAGTCTCAGCAAATAGACACACAGAATAATATTATCTTTTCCGGAAGCACCCAAGATTTACTCAAGGCATTGAAAGCAGAGAAAGCAAAAGTTATAGAACATGATAATTGAGGAATCCTCGTATCACGGTAATATTAATTTAAAACCGATTGGATACAAACACAATTTTACTCCGGAGCAATTGACAGAACTCGCTTTGTGCGAGGAGGATCCAATTTACTTCATCGAGAACTATTGCATGATCGTGTCGCTTGACGAAGGTCTCATTCCATTCAAACTGTATGAATGTCAGAAGCGCAAAGTCCATCATATCCTAGACAATCGTAAAGCGATTCTTATGGAAGGTCGTCAGCAGGGTAAGACTATCACATCTGCTGCTTGTATCCTGTGGTATACACTGTTTCAAGATGCAAAAACTGTTGCTATCCTTGCGAACAAGACTTCTGCTGCTCGCGAAGTCATGAATCGTTATCAAGGTATGTTTGAGAACTTGCCTCTCTGGATGCAGCAAGGTGTTAAGACTTGGAACAAGGGTGACGTTGAATTAGAAAACGGATCCAAGGTATTTACTGCTGCTACGACTGCCTCTGGTATTCGTGGTAAGTCTGTTAACTGGTTGTATATCGATGAAGCAGCGATTATTCCAAACACGGTTGCTGAACAGTTCTTCGCTTCAGTTTATCCTACAATTTCTGCTGGTCAAACAACTAAGATCCTTCTAACCTCAACACCTCTGGGGTATAACCACTTCTGGAAATTCTGGAACGAAGCAGAAAAGGGTGTCAATGGATTCAAACCCATGTTCATCCCATATACTGAAATTCCTGGACGCGATGAAGAATGGGCAGAAGAACAACTCAAGATGCTCGGCGAGTTGAAATTCAACCAAGAAGTTCTCTGTAATTTTCTTGGTTCGAGCAACACTCTTGTGAATGCACATACACTTGGAGCGATGAGTTCTATTGACCCTATATACATGAAGGATGGTCTAGATATTTTCGAGGATCCGATCCCAGAGCATACTTATGTTATGGGTGTTGATACTGCAAGAGGTATTGGCGGCGACTATTCTGCATTTACTGTGGTTGATGCGACCTCGGTTCCATATAAACTAGTCGCCAAATACCGCAACAATAAAATACCACCGATGTTATATCCTAATATCGTAAACAAAGTGGCAAGAGATTTTAATAATGCATATGTAATGATTGAAATTAACGATATCGGTCAACAAGTCGCCGATATTTTACATGCAGAATTAGAATATGATAATATTTTAACGACATCTAAAGATACAAATAAACAATATCTTTCTCCAGGATTTGGTAGAGCAACCCAAATGGGTGTTCGAATGACCAAGCAAGTTAAAAGGCAAGGTTGTTTTACACTAAAGTCTCTGATGGAAGAAAAGAAGTTACTTATTTTTGATGCAGATACCATCTCAGAGTTCTCTACCTTTATTGAAAAGATGGGAACTTGGATGGCGGATGAAGGTTATTTTGATGACTTGGTAATGAGTTTAGTAATGTTTGCATGGGTAACCAGCAATACATATTTCACCGATCTGACAGATATTGACATTAGAAAAAAGTTATATGATGGTCAGATGAAACAAATAGAAGAAGAACTGACACCATTTGGTCTAATATTAAATGGTACTGAAGAAGAAGTTTTTGTTGATAGTGGAGACCTATGGTCTGTCGATACTACACCAACTAAACGTGGTTGGATGTAAAGTAAGTATCTTATAAATAAGTTTATAACAAAAAAGACAGTGGTTTTTGTCAGTTTTTATATACAAGGAGAAGAAAATGGCATTTCAATTATCGCCAGGAGTCCTAGTTACTGAAAAGGATCTAACTAACGTCGTACCAGCAGTCTCAAGTTCTGCTGGTGGATACGTTGGTTACTTCCTCTGGGGACCTGTAAACGAAATTCAAACAGTTTCGTCAGAAAACCAACTCGTTCGCGAGTTTGGTAAACCAACAAGCACAACTACAGTACACTTCCACACTGCAGCAAACTTCCTTGGTTACGGAAATAATCTACAACTCGTTCGTGCAGTCGGCACAGCAGCAAGAAACGCTGTTTCAACAGGAACTGCAATTTCGATCAACAATCAAGATGTTTATGAAGCATCGTATTCTTCAGGAGAAGCAGCAGTAGGAACTTGGGCTGCTAAGTATCCAGGTGCTGCTGGTAACTCTCTGCGAGTTGGTATTGCAGACGCATTAACATTCGGTGAATGGTCATATGTTGCACAGTTTGATTCTGCTCCAGGAACCTCAGAATATGCGGCGAATTTCAATTCAACTGGTGACGAACTTCACGTAATCGTTGTTGACGAAGATGGCGTATTTACTGGTACTGCTGGCACTGTTCTAGAAAAATTTCCATTCGTTTCTAAGGCATCGGATGCCAAGAATTCTGATGGGTCATCAAACTACTATAAAAACGTAATTAATACACAATCAAAATACATTTGGTGGATGGATCATCCAGCATCAATGTCTGATTGGGGTTCAACTGCAGCAGTTGCAGGCGCATTTGTCGGTCTTAATTCGCCAGAAAACGTTTCTCTTACAGTCGGCGTTGATGCTGCTCCTGCAGCTGGTGATCTTCAAGCAGGTTACGATCTGTTTGGCAATAAGGAACTAGTTGATGTTTCGCTTCTTCTGACTGGTGGTCATGCTGTTGCTGTTGCTCAGCACGTTATTGATAACATTGCTCTTGATCGTCTTGACTGCGTTGTGTTCCTCTCACCTCCTCTGGCAGCAGTACAGAACAATGCTGGTGACGAAGCAGACGACATCGTAACATATAGAAGTTCAACCTTAAATCGTTCGACTTCATACGCTGTTATGGATTCAGGTTGGAAGGTTCAATACGATAAGTATAATGACACATATATCAATATTCCTTTGAATGCTGATACTGCAGGTCTTTGTGCTCGTACTGATCAAACCAATGATCCATGGTGGTCACCTGCTGGTTTCAACCGTGGTGCTATCAAGAATTGCGTGAAACTTCTGTTCTCACCAAACCAAACAGATCGTGATACTCTTTACAAGAATGGCATCAACCCAGTTGTTTCGTTCCCAGGACAGGGTGTTGTTCTTTATGGTGACAAGACACTTCTTGCCAAACCATCGGCATTCGATCGTATCAATGTTCGTCGTCTATTCATCGTTCTTGAGAAGGCGATTTCAACTGCTGCTAAGTTCCAGTTGTTCGAATTCAACGATGTCTTCACTCGTGCGCAGTTCAAGTCACTAGTTGAACCATTCCTCCGCGATGTTCGTGGTCGCCGTGGTATCTATGACTTCCGTGTCGTATGTGACGAAACAAATAACACTGGCGAAGTAATTGACCGTAATGAGTTTGTTGCAGATATCTACATCAAACCTGCTAAGTCGATCAACTTCATCTACCTTAACTTCATCGCAACTCGTACCTCGGTATCGTTCGAAGAAGTTGGTGCCTAATAACCCGAATAAATAGAATTATAGGAGAAATCTATTATGGATATTTCAAAGTTTAAAGGGTTACTAGGTGCTGGTGGTGCAAGACCTAACCAATTCCGTGTATTACTCAACTGGCCTGGATATGTAACATCCGTTCCTGACAGAGAATATGCGCTGTTGGTTACTGGTGCTGCCCTTCCTGCATCAACAGTAAACCCAACTCTCGTTCAGTATCGTGGTCGCGAAGTGAAACTCGCTGGCGAGCGTATCTTCGATCCGTGGACAGTAACAATCATCAATGACACTGAAATGTCGCTCCGCAAACCATTCGAAGAGTGGATGAACGGAATGAATGATCTGGAATTGAACACAGGTGTTCTTACGCCAACTGACTATCAAGCAGATATTATCGTTCAGCATCTTGATCGTAATGATGATGTGCTGATGGAATATACTCTGTTTAACTCATTCCCGATTAACATGTCGGAAATTGGTTTGCAATATGGTCAGAACGATGTAATCGAAGAGTTTACCGTAACCTTCAACTACTCACACTACCTAACTGACACACTTTAAGAGTAATCTAATATTATGGAAATTTTTGGTTATAAGATTACACGGTCTTCGGAGCCACCGACGGAAAAATCGTTCGTGGCTCCGACAGACGACGGTGGCACAGATGAAATTAAAGCAGGTGGTTACTATGGAACCTATCTAGACTTAGATGGGACTGCCAGTACAGAGCAAGAACTCATAAGACGCTATCGTGACATTGCTGGTATGGCAGATGTCGACACAGCAATTGATGATATTGTCAATGACTCCATTTCAAATCTTGATGACGAAGATCCAGTTAGAATTAATCTGGATGACGTAGAGATGTCTGCAGGTATCAAGAAAGATATCGAAAAAGAATTCGAAGAAATCTTAAGAATTTTAGATTTTAAACTAAGAGCGCATGATTACTTCCGCCGTTGGTATGTTGATGGTAGATTGTTTTTCCATAAAGTTATCGACACAGCAAACCCAAAGCAGGGTCTAACTGATGTTCGTTACATTGATCCACGGAAGATTAAAAAGGTTCGTGAGATCATCAAGGAAAAAGATACCAAGACCAATGTTGACTTTATCAAACGCATTGATGAGTATTTTCTCTTTAATGAAAAAGGTGTAGTGCACCAAAAGTCAGCAAACGTGAATGATTATTCGACCAGTGCGAATGCACTTAGAATTACAAAGGATGCTATTTGCCATGTTCCTTCTGGTCTTGTTGATCAGGATAAGAACGTGGGATTGTCGTATCTTCATAAAGCAATACGTCCAGCAAACCAACTCCGCATGATGGAAAATGCGCTTGTGATTTATCGTATCACTCGTGCTCCTGAGCGTCGAGTTTTTTATGTTGACGTTGGTAATCTACCTAAGATTAAAGCAGAACAATACCTAAAGGGTATCATGAACCAGTATCGTAACAAAATCGTATACGATTCAAACACTGGTGAAATTCGTGATGATAAGAAATTCATGTCAATGCTTGAAGACTTCTGGTTGCCTCGCCGCGAAGGTGGTAGAGGAACTCAGATTGAAACACTTCCTGGAGGAGAAAACCTTGGACAAATCCAAGACGTTGATTACTTCCAGCGTAAACTATATCAATCATTGAATGTTCCAATCTCGAGACAGCAACAGCAATCAGGTTTAAACTTTGGGCGTGCTGCTGAAATTAATCGTGATGAGTGGAAGTTTACAAAGTTTATTGCTAGACTGCGTCGTCGTTTCTCGTTAATTTTTGATGATCTTTTGAAGACTCAATTGATTCTCAAGGGTATTATTACTGAGGCAGACTGGGAATCTATCAGATATAAGATTCAATATAACTTTGCAACTGATGCATACTATACGGAATCTAAAGAACAGCAAATTCTTCAGTCTCGTATTGAAATTTTAAATGGAATGTCAACCTTTATTGGTTCGCTCTACAGCAAAGAATATGTTCAAAAGAATATTCTGAAACTTACTAATGATGAGATAGCAGAAATCGAAGCATCGAATAATGCTAATCCACCAGAAGTCCCACCTGCAGAAGAGCAACCACCACAACAAGAACAAGGATAATAAAAATGGTTACAATTACAGGCACAAAAGATGGCGTAACTCATGAGTTTACTTCTGATAACGAGTTTTTGTCACTAGGTGAATGGATATTAGTAAACAAGGGTAAAGAAGTGTTTGATGCATGGGAATTGCGTAATGCTGCAAATGAAGAGGGCGCAGAGCAGTTTGACTTGTATAGTGAATGGATACAAGATCAGGGTATCACTCACACACGTTCAGATTTTTAAACAAGGATAATTATTATGGAAAACAATGTAGCAGATCTAATAAATAACATTGAAAGCGGTACTCTTGCCGACGCAGAACAAGTCTTTAATGACCTGATGGACATGAAAGCAGGTGCTGCATTAGATGCATATAGACAGCAAATCGCAATGAATGTTTTTAACGGACAAGAATCAGAACCTGAAGAAGAATCTGATACTGACATTGAAGATGAATCAGAAGAAGACTTTACGGGAGAAGACGATGCTGAAGTTTAAGGATTTAATGGAAAGAATCAATGAAACTCGCTCATTGAATCTGGAAGAAGTCGAAGGTCTCGACGAACTTTCTGTTAACACTGTTCGTGGTTACTATAATAAGGCCGGTGAACAAGGCAAGAAGATTGCTGATAAGATGAAGATGGTTGGCGGTGACTTTAGTTCAGACGGATCCGATACTAAGACTCTTAGAAAGCGTGCAGCAGGTCGCAACATGGCAATGAAACGTCGCAGCGGCGACGTTAAGATGTCTGAAGAAACCGATCTAGAAGAAGGTCGTATGAAAGATCTGGCAATGGACATGGAATCATTGTCCCATGCAGATTTTAAAAAGAAACATAAAAGATCAAAGCAAGAAATGCAAGGTTCTTTGAAATCTGAAGAACTAAAGGGCAATCAGCATAAGATTGATGCCAATAAGAATGGTAAGGTTGACGGACACGATTTCAAAATTTTGCGTAATGCAAAGAAAGCTAGATACCAGTAAGGAATAACAGATGGCGACTAAAGCGGTTCTAAAACTAACACAGGTTCATGGTGTGGTGAAAGTGCGTGGCACGGGATCCGCTACCATTGCACTTGCAACTGATCTGAAGAAGTCTTCAGAAACTCAGTCTTCACCAAAAGCAAACATTCGCACTCTTCATTGGGCGCTGTCAGTAGGTTCTACTGCTACTATTACTCGGAATAGTGTAGTTCTATACTATCTTTCTGGTTCAGGTAAGATGGAATTCATGGGTTGGTCAGACAACGAAGAAAACGGATCAGATGTGGTTGTAGATTTTTCATCAGGTACTGGATCTGTAGTTCTAGAACTCGCTAAGATTTCTGGTTATGGTTCGCAACAACATCAGGACCAAGGAGATCTAGGATAATGAAACTTATTACTGAAGTCGTTGAAGACGTAAACCTGTTAATCGAAGAAACAAACGGCAAGAAAACACACTTCATTGAAGGTGTGTTTCTGCAATCCAATTTGGCAAACCGCAATGGTCGGGTTTATCCAAAAGAGATTATGTCAAAAGAAGTCGAGAGATATAACGAAAGTTATGTCAGATCGAATCGTGCTCTCGGAGAACTCGGTCACCCAGATGGTCCATCGATCAATCTAGATCGCGTATCACACATGATTGTCTCGCTCAAAGAAGACGGTGACAATTATATTGGTAAAGCAAAACTCATGGATACTCCAATGGGTAATATTGCTAAAGGTCTTATCGAGGGTGGCGCTAAACTTGGTGTTTCTTCCCGTGGTATGGGTACATTGAAAGCAAACAAAGAAGGTATCAATGAAGTCCAAGACGACTTCTACCTTGCTACTGCTGCTGACATTGTAGCAGATCCTTCTGCTCCTGACGCATTCGTTCAGGGCATTATGGAAAATAAAGAATGGGTCGTGGTTAATGGTGTCTGGACAGAGCAAGCATGTGACATGTCTAAGAAATTGATCAAGAAAGCATCCAGAAAAGAATTGGAAGAAGCGAAGTTGAAGGTATTTGAATCTTTCTTAAATCGTGTCTCCCGTAAAACAAAAGTTTTATAAATATTATATAATCTCGAATTCTAGGAGAAGCAAATGAACGTAGAAAACAAAATCAGAGAGTTGCTTAATAAAAAGCAATTATCCGAGGAAAATGCTGGTCCAATGGGCGCAGCAAAGGGTAAGGATACTTCGATCCCTGCAAAAACTGCAGGCGATGCAAAGAATCCACGTCAAGGATCGTCGGAAGACGCAACTATTGCAAGCGAACGTGATCAGGAAACTGAAAATCCAGGCGCCAAAGAAGCGTCGCCAATTGCTGACAACAAGAGCAAGATCACACAATCAGGTGCAGGTGCCGCTCCAAACTTTACTACAGTTGCTGATCCAACATCGGTTGTAAACCAAGCATCTTCAAAGGGCAATGTTCATCAAGAAGAATATGATCCAGAAGAAGATGAAGATCTAGAAGATGGTGAAGATGAAGATCTTGAAGAAGATTTCGCTGCCGATCTAGCATCTTTGTTTGATGGTAATGAAAACCTAACAGAAGATTTCCGCGACAAGGCATCATCGCTTTTCGAAGCAATGGTTGTTGCGAGAGTTTCCAACGAAGTAAGTTTGATCGAAGACCGTCTGGTTGAAGAAGCTGCTGAGTTGATGGAAGAATATAAGTCGGAACTCGTAGAGAAGGTTGATTCTTATCTCGGTTACGTAATCGAAAATTGGATCGAAGAAAATCAATTGGCAGTAGAAAACGGTCTCCGTACTGACATTGCTGAAGATTTCATCGAAGGTCTAAAAACACTTTTCGCTGAGCATTATGTTGATGTCCCAGAAGACAAATACGATGTTCTAGGTGAAATGCAATCACAGATTGAAGAAATTTCTTCGAAACTGGATGAAGCAATCGCTGCTAATGTAGAACTACACGATGCTAATCTTCAACTCAACAAGGAAAGTGTTCTTTCTGTAGTTGCTGAAGGTCTTGCAAAAACAGACGCTGAGAAATTCAAGTCGTTGGTCGCTGATGTAGAATTCGAGAATGCAGATATCTTTGAAGAGAAGTTGAATGTCATCAAGGAAAATTATTTCCCCAAGACAAGAACTCTTTCTGAAGAGAAGTTTGACGATGGAGTTGACAATGACTTCAGCGAAGGATCAACCGTAAGTCAGTATATCAAGGCACTTGATGTACTTGCTTCTAAAAATTAAATTTATATAAATAAATCTATTGAACACCTAAAGGGGAAAACTAAATGTTTCTTTCAGAGCAACTAACAAAAAAGTGGGAACCAGTTCTCAATCATGACGGACTTGGCCAGATCACAGATAAATACAAGCGTGCGGTTACTGCAGTAGTTCTTGAAAACCAAGAGCGTGCACTTCGCGAAGAGCGCACTGCTCTTTTCGAAACTCCAGCAAACAACATCGCTGGTACTGGTGCGTCCGACATCGATCGCTACGATCCAATCCTAATCTCGCTCGTTCGTCGTGCGCTGCCTAACTTGATGGCATATGACGTTGCTGGCGTTCAACCTATGACTGGTCCAACTGGTCTTATCTTCGCAATGAAGTCAGCTTACAGCACCCAAGCGGGTACGGAAGCACTCTTCAACGAAGCAGATACAGACTTCGCTGGTACAGGAACTCACGCTGGTTCGAACCCAGTTGATGGTTCTTACACCACAGGTACTGGTGTTGCAACAGTAGACGCTGAGCAACTTGGCGAATCTGGTGGAACTGACTTCAACCAAATGGCATTCTCGATCGAGAAAACAACTGTAACTGCTAAGACACGTGCTCTTAAAGCAGAATACACTGTAGAACTCGCTCAAGATCTCAAGGCAATTCACGGTCTTGATGCTGAAGGCGAACTCTCCAACATCCTTTCACAAGAAATTCTTGCTGAAATCAACCGCGAAGTTATCCGTACGATCTACAAAGTTGCTAAGACAGGTGCCGCTTCGACTGCAACTGCTGGTACTTTCGATCTTGACGTTGACTCAAACGGTCGTTGGTCAGTTGAGCGTTTCAAGGGTCTTCTGTTCAACATCGAACGTGACGCTAACGTAATCGCTCAAGACACTCGTCGTGGTAAGGGTAACTTCATTATCTGTTCGTCAGATGTTGCTGCTGCTCTCGCAATGGCAGGTATGCTTGATACAGGTGCTGCACTTGCTGGTTCGCCAACTCTTCAAGTTGATGACACAGGCAATACCTTCGTTGGTACGCTGAACGGTCGTTACAAAGTATTCGTAGATCCATACTCAGCAAACACTGGCGCTGCATCGCAGTTCTATGTTGTTGGTTATAAGGGTGCCAATGCTTATGACGCTGGTATCTTCTATTGCCCATACGTTCCACTACAAATGGTTCGTGCAATCGATCCTAATACCTTCCAACCAAAAATTGGTTTCAAGACTCGTTACGGGATGATCGCTAACCCATTCGTAACTCAGTCGAACGGTACAACTGACGGTGATACGTTCACTTCTAACCGTAACCAATACTATCGTCGTGTTAAGGTTACTAACCTTATGTAATCGATACCTCTCCATTAGAGAGAGGGTTGCTAAGAAACTGGGGGGAGCAGAAATGCTCTCCCCATTTTCATTATAAATAGTATGAAACAAATGAGGGTAACATGGTATTAAAAACATCACTGGGTGTAACAGAAGCAAACTGGGTTAACCAACAACCCAGCGATCTCGATTATCTTAAACCAAATGGATTTAAATTTCAGGTCCACAATCTACCCAATGTATCATACTTCTGCCAAGCAGCAAACATTCCTGCAATACAACTCGGTTCACCAACATTTCAAACACCACTGTCAGATATTCCAGTTCCTGGAGATAAATTGTCATATGGTGACTTAGTAATTCGGTTTCTTGTTCAAGAGAACATGAGCAACTATCTTGAATTATACAACTGGATGGTTGGTCTTGGATTCCCAGAGTCTAGAGACCAATATAAAAACTGGAATGAATCGCAACGTTATAGATTTCCTGCCATCTCAGATAAACGTCTCGGTGCACTAGGCAACTTCTCAGACGCAGACTTCTTCATTCTTGACTCGGACAATAATCCGAATGTTAAAATTACATACTATGATGTATTCCCAGTTAGTCTTGAGGCATTAGACTTCGACATCAGTTCTGGTAGAGCAGATTACTTGGTTGGTATTGCTGCGTTTAAATACCGCCAATACACAGTTGCGGCACTTTAAAGCTTGACATTCTAAGCAAAATGTAGTATACTTATATTATTTTTCTATTGAGGGCATTATGAAACTATCTGAAATTCAAGAGTCATGGACTAAAGACTGTAAAATCGACCAATTAAATCTTGGTCCAGAATCAACCAAGACACCAGAGTTGCATTCTAAATATCTTAACATACTATCAAATTCAAAACTGCAGTTGCGCAAGGCAGAGGCAGATTATTATCGCTTGCGCAGAACTAAGATGAAGTATTATCGTGGAGAACTAACACGCGAAGAACTCGAAGAACATGGATGGAATCAATACCAAGGTCTCAAACCACTAAAAAATGAGATGGACGATGTTCTTCAGTGTGATGAAGAGATGATCAAACAACAAGACAAGATTGATTATATCAAGGCAGTCCTCTACCAATTAGAGCAGATTCTGCGGTCACTAAATAGTAGGACATGGGATATTAAGTCCGCAATTGAGTGGACCAAATTTACAAATGGATTAATGTGACCGATCTAACCATCACTAAAAAAGATGAAGTGTATCTAAATGTGGAATGCGACCCCAGTATTTCACAGGAACTATCAGAGTATTTTACGTTTGATGTTCCAGGTGCAAAATTTATGCCCACCTACCGTGCTAAGTTATGGGACGGTAAGGCACGTTTGTTTAACATGTGGACTAAAGAACTATACGTAGGACTTCTCCCATACCTCAGAGAATTTTGTCAGCGTAATGAATATGAGATGGACGTTCAGATCGAACGTATCGGCGATCCCATAACCTATGAAGAACTGGTTGAATATGCCGACTCGCTGAATCTCCATTCACAAGGTAATCCGATCGAAGCGAGAGACTACCAGTTAGACGCTGTTAAGTATGCGATTCGCATCGGCAGAACTCTACTACTGTCACCAACTGCATCTGGTAAGTCGCTGATCATTTATCTGTTGATGCGATACCACCAAAAGTTTGGGCGCAAACAATTAATTATTGTTCCAACCACATCTCTGGTTGAACAAATGTATAAGGACTTCCAAGATTATGCCTCAGAAACAGACTGGAAAGCAAGTTATAATTGTGCGAGAATCTATTCAGGATTTGAAAAGTCGAATGAGTATCCCATTACGATATCAACATGGCAATCAATCTACAAATTACCTAAAAAGTTTTTTGATGGGTTTGATGTTATATATGGAGACGAAGCGCATCTTTTCAAAGCGAAATCGCTAACATCAATCTTCAACAAATGCACCAAGACTAAGTTCCGGATCGGAACAACAGGAACTCTTGATGGAACTAAGACGCACAAGTTGATCCTAGAGGGATTGTTTGGTAAGGTTCATAAAGTTATCTCAACCAAAGAATTGATGGAACAGGGATCCGTTGCCGATCTAGACATAACTTGTATCGTGCTGGATTATACTGATGAAGAGAAGAAAGCACTAACTAAGTATACCTATCAAGAAGAAATGGACTGGTTGGTAACACACCAAAAGCGCAACAACATAATCAAGAATCTAGCGACTACGCAAAAAGGCAACACGCTGGTGCTATTCCAGTTTGTTGAGAAGCATGGCGCTGTTTTGTATGACTTGATCAATGAGAAGATTGGAAAGTCTCGTCAAGTTTTCTTTGTTCATGGTGGAACTGACACTCAACAACGTGAGAAGGTTCGTGAGATTACCGAGAAAGAAAAAGATGCAGTTATCATCGCATCTTATGGCACCTTTTCAACAGGAATAAATATAAGGAATCTACATAATGTCATATTCGCTTCTCCGTCGAAATCTAGAGTAAGAAATCTACAGTCGATTGGTAGAGGATTGCGTAAGGGGGATGACAAAACTTCCTGCCGTCTTTTTGACATTGGTGATGACTTGTCTTGGAAAAGTAAAAAGAATTATACTCTACTACACATGATAGAGAGAATTAAGTTATATAATGAAGAAGGTTTTAAATACAAACTCGTGAGGATATCTACTGATGGAAACTCCAAAGGTACTTAAATTTAAAAATGGCGACCTAGTAATCGCATCGATAAGAGACAGTGATACCAATGAATTATTCTGGATGGATAATCCCATTGCAGTAATTCCCTATCCTATGATTCAAGAAGATGTTGTCGGGGAAACGTTTCTTTTGAAACCATGGATTGGCATTACTACAGAGAAGACTTTTCTGATACCCAAATCCGAAATAATTACTGTCTGCCTTTTGAGAGAGAATCTCCTAGGACAGTATGAAAGATATATCTCTGGAGAAGTAAAGTTCCCCGAGGAAACTCAAGAGGAAAATACAGACATGGATATGTTGCACTCCCGACTACTCAGGAGCAGGAACCTACTCAATTAAGCAGTAGTAAATCTATTATTCATCATACTCGACATAGTCATTATACCTCGAATCGCGAGTGTTGTCAAGCTATATACTGAAATAATAGTGAAAAAAAAACATTGACTAATAAGAAAAAGTATAGTATAACGGTATGTATAGATGGAGTTATAAATGACTGAAATACCAGAAAAAAATGTGAAGAAACCATTCAAGAAGAATAAGAAAAACAACATACATTATGTAGATAACTCTAAGTTTCTTGAAGAGATTACTAAGTATCGAGATAGTGTTATTGCTGCAAAAGAAGCAGGAGTATTAAAACCTCGTATTCCTAACTATATCGGGGAATGCTTTCTAAAGATCGCAACTCACTTGGCATACAAGAGTAACTTTATCAACTACACATATCGAGAAGAAATGGTGTCGGATGGTATTGAAAATTGTATTACTTACATCGATAACTTTAATCCTGAGAAATCAAAGAATCCCTTCGCGTACTTCACACAGATAACATACTATGCTTTCCTTCGTCGTATCGCGAAAGAGAAACGCCAACAGCAAACGAAGTATCGATACATGCGAAACATTGATGTCCATGACTTGATTACTCAAGACCATGATACAGGTGACTATGGTAATGAGTTTATTGACTATGTTAAGAAGCAGATGGACATGATTGATGACTTCGACAAACCAGAATCAGCAAAGGTCAGTAACATACCAAAGCGTCGACCGAAATATTTAGACCAAAAAATCATTGACAATTCTCTTGATATAGAGTAGAATGGAATTATTAAAGATTGTTAAAGGAGTTGTTTATGACTGAAGTAAAAACTAACAAGTACGTTGCATGGTTCACTGAAAACTGGTTCGCAGTATTTTTCTTTCTTGCGTTTGCATTGATCATCGCATCAGTATCCATTAGTGTTAGTAAACATAGGAATGGTGTTCAAGGAGTTTCTAAGCAGAACGCAGGATGCATCTATCTTGAGTCGAGCGATCTCGGCGATGGTCAACACTACATGATCTGTGATGGTCAAATTGTTCTTAAGCGCCTCGCAGAAGAAGGTGAAGCAGAACCAACGACCGAAGAAAAGTTGGAAGAAGTAGTTCCTACTGCACCTACAAAGTAATTAGAAAGTTCGAGTATGAAGGTTGCGTTGATCACGGACACACACTTTGGTGCAAGGTCAGATTCTATTCCGTTCGATAACTTCTTCGCGAAGTTTTATACTGAGGTGTTTTTCCCGCATCTCGAACAAGCAGGAATCAAAACCATTATTCATCTTGGTGATGTTTTTGATCGCCGCAAGTTTATCAATTACAACACACTAAAAAAGTGTCGTGAGTATTTCTTCGATAAAGCAAGAGATCTCGGTATCGATGTGCACATGATCGCAGGAAACCATGACACATTTTTCAAGAATACTAATGAGGTAAACTCACTAGACCTGCTACTTCGTGAATATGGTAATGTTATTACATATTCTGACGCAGAAGAAATTAAACTAGACGGAAAGAATCTATTGCTCGTGCCATGGATTTGTTCTGGTAATTATGCAGAAACCATGGAGGTTGTAGATAAAAGTAATGCACAAGCAGTATTTGGACACTTTGAATTTTCAGGTTTTGAAATGTATCGTGGGCATAAAAATGACCATGGCATGGGCACTGAACGTTTTGATAGATTTCCTCTCGTTTGTTCTGGTCATTTTCACCATCGCAGTCGGACTGGTAACATTCTGTATCTTGGTAATACCTATGAGTTTACTTGGTCTGACTATAATGACCCTAGAGGGTATCACTTATATGACACGGAAACTAACGAGGTAGAATTCTTTGAGAACCCATTTCAAATCTTCCATAAAATCTATTATGATGATACTACTAGCGATCCTAATAGTATGGACCTTGGACCAATTGTTGGTAGTTGTGTAAGATTAGTCGTAGTCAAGAAGACAGACTTCTATAAATTTGATCGCTTCGTTGATAAACTATATGACTGCGATCTAATCGAACTAAAGATAATTGAAGACTTCTCTGAGTTCGAGGCAGATGTAATTGAGGAAGATAAGATGGATGTTGAAGATACGATGACCGTACTATCCGATTTTGTTGACACTGTTAGCACCGACCTCGACAAAGATAAAATTAAAAACATGTTAAGAACTTTGTATATTGAGGCACAGCACGTTTCTGTATGATAATTTTTAAAACTATACGTTGGAAGAATTTACTTTCAACAGGTAATGCTTTCACTGAAATTGAACTTAACCGTTCGCCCAGCACTTTGATTGTTGGTGAGAATGGTGGCGGTAAATCCACACTGCTCGATGCTCTCTGCTTCGGATTATTCGGTAAACCATTCCGTAGCATCAATAAACCACAACTGCTTAATTCTATCAACAAGAAAAATCTTCTGGTTGAGATTGAGTTTGACATTGGTGGTAAAGATTATAAGATTGTTCGTGGTATTAAACCGAACATCTTCGAGATTCAATCTGGTGGTGAAGTAATCAATCAGGATGCTGCTGCTCGGGACTATCAAAAGTATCTCGAGGAATCAGTTCTAAAACTAAATTACAAATCGTTTACTCAGATTGTTATTCTGGGTTCAGCATCGTTCACTCCATTCATGCAGTTGCCACCGTTTACTCGTCGCGAGATTATTGAAGACATTCTTGACATTCAGATCTTTACAACAATGAATACTGTTCTGCGCGACAAGATGAACGAACTGAAAGATAGTCTTCATGATGCTGATGGTAAGTTAGAAGTTCTGAAACAAAAGGCAACCATTCAGAAAGAATATGTCGATACGCTCGAAGCAAATAAAGAAAAGAGAGTTGATGAAATTATCTCACGAATCGAAGATGGTGAATTGTCAATCACCCGTTTCCAAGGTCTTGTTGCTGCGCTCGAAGGAGAGAAGATTACACACGAAGATGCCAAGGCAGCACTCGGAGACCTTGCAACAAAGCAAAAGAAACTCGAATCTTTTAAAACCAAATTTTCCAGCCAACTCCGCGATCTCCAAAAGGAGGTGGCATTCTACAAGGAAACGGATGAGTGTCCGACATGTCGGCAAGGCATTGCTCACGATCATAAAGAAACCATCGTATCATCCCGACAAGAGAAAATGCAAGAACTTTCTTCAGGAATGGAAAAACTCCAAGAAGAATTTACGAAACTTGGAGAACTTATCTCGGAAAATGAGACTCTTTCCGAACAAATTTCTGGGTTGAGCGCAGAGATTATCGCGAACAACAACGAAATTATTGTTCAACAGCGTCTGATTCAAGCACTTAATCTAGAACTAAATGACATTGCAACCAAGACTGCAGATATTGATGAAGAAAAAACAAAACTCAAGTCATATGCTAAGGAAGTTCTGACACAGAACGAGGAAAAGGCAAGACTGAATGAAGAAAAGCATTACATGGAAGTTGTCTCGACACTACTCAAGGACACTGGTATTAAGACTAAGATTATTCGGCAGTATCTTCCAGTTATCAATAAGTTGGTAAATAAATATCTACAAGCAATGGACTTCTTCGTGCAGTTTAATCTTGATGAGAAGTTTGATGAGACAATTAAATCGCGACATCGCGACGACTTTAGTTACGCTTCGTTCAGCGAAGGTGAGAAACAAAGAATTGACTTGGCGCTGCTGTTTACTTGGCGCACAATTGCTAAGATGAAGAACAGCGTAGCAACTAATCTGCTAATTCTTGATGAGGTTTTTGACTCCTCACTGGATAATAATGGTACCGATTATGTTATGGCATTGCTTGATACTGTCGGCGAAGATACTAATGTGTTTGTCATCAGTCACAAGGGTGATCAACTGTTCGATAAGTTCCGCAGTTTGATTAAGTTTGAAAAGAAAAATAATTACAGTGAAATGGTGGTATGATGGAATTAATTAAATTTACAGACCCTGCTCTTCGCAAGGTTCCTGAAATCTTTGACTTTGAAACTCAGAACGCACAGGAACTTGCCGATAAATTGTGGGAAGAATCTCGAAGGTTACGGGGACTTGGTCTTGCTGCTAATCAAGTTGGTATTGACTCCAAAGTTTTTGTGATGGGATCCGACGATACCAATCGTAAAAATGTTTTTAATCCGCATGTAGTTTCTGTCTCTAAGGAAACGGAACTCGCCAAGGAAGGATGTCTATCATATCCTGGATTATGGTTGTCTGTTAAACGCCCCAAGGAAGTGACTCTTTCATACCAGACTGTTACTGGAGAATATGTGGTCGAAACTTTTGCGGGTCTACCTGCAAGAATCGCCCAGCATGAATTTGATCACATGGAAGGATTAAATTTCTCTGATCATGTATCACAGTTGAAACTCGACATGGCACTCAAGTCTTTAAACAAACGAGCAAGAAAGTATCTGAAGAAATATGTCAAACAAAACCTATGATTTTGGATTCACATTTGAAGATCCAACTGAAACCGTGGTTCACGTTCGAGAACCATATAATCCCCAAGAAGATATAGATACCAGCGGTCTCAAAGATGAGATCATGGCAAAACTCTATGACATCGAGTCTCGCATTCTGACTGCAGACCAGACACTAATGATCTCTGAACATAAGAGACTCGTTGAAATGGAAGTTTCAGAGAAACTAAAACAAGTCGAAGATCTAATTCTTCCCCTACTTTATAACCTGATGAAGAATCCTGAGAAGGAGTATATTCATTGGCCAAACAGGATACCAATTATTGATGCACAAATTGACAAAATCACCGCGATCACGCGACACTTTGAGTGATACGGATCTGCCCTTTTTTCCAAAACCAAAGTTCTTCCAACAACCAGTAGCAACTGCTGTAACATTTTATCTCTGTGGTGAAATTAAACCAGCGGAAGATTATGTTGAATGGTTTCAGATTCTCAGGGCAGCAGGTGAAACTGATATTATCTACATTCGAATAAACAGCGAGGGTGGTGACTTGTTCTCTGCTCTGCAACTGGTTCGTGCGATTCAGGAATCAAATGCCACTATCGTATGTTCGGTTGAAGGCATTTGTATGAGCGCTGCTACTTTGATATTCTTGTCAGCAGATAGGTTCGAACTATCTGACCATACCATGTTCATGTTCCACAATTATTCCAGTGGAACAATCGGTAAGGGTGGTGAGATGTATGATCAAATCACCCACTTCAGGTCTTGGTCAGAAAAACTGTTTGATTCATTCTATAAGGACTTCTTGACACCTGAAGAAATTAAGTCCATGCTTGACAACAAGGATATCTGGTTGGATGCTGATGAAGTCGCGAAACGATTAGAGAAACGCATTAATGCACAGGATCCAGAAGAAACCCCCAAACCGAAACGCACAAGAAAAAAAACAATAGATGAATAAATAGGCTTGACTTTTACGAAAAAAGCAGGTATAGTAATTCTATGATTGGTTTAAAAGATTATATTTACGAACGAGAAGAGGGTTCTGGTCTGACCATATGGGATATCGACGAGACCCTCTTCAACACTAAAGCACTTATCTATGTGATGAAGGGTGCACAACTGGTTCGGAAACTTTCAAACCAAGAGTTTAACACCTATAAACTGGGTGCTGGTGAGTCCTTTGACTTCCGCGAGTTCCGCGATGCCAAGCACTTCCGCGATACATCTGAACCTATCGCGAAGGCAATTAATAAGTTGATTGCTATTCACAAGAACGTCAAAGCAAAAGGCAGCAAGATGATTGTCATCACTGCTCGCGCTGACTTTGATGACCGTGACATGTTCCTAGATACCTTCCGCAAACAAAACATTGACATCGATGATATCCACGTGCATCGCGCTGGTAATCTCAATGCTCCTAACTCTGCAGAAGGCAAGAAAATCTACATCAAACAATATCTCGATACAGGTAAATACGCTCGTGTTCGCCTGTTCGATGATGCCGTATCAAATCTTGAAATGTTCAAGGGTCTTGCTAAAGAATACCCAAACATCAAGTTTGAACCCTACCTCGCTCATCACGACGGAACGATGACGAAATATTAGGGCTTGACATTTCATTCGTTTTATAGTAGAATGGAATAATAGAAGGAGAAAGTTTATGAAAAAACCATTTGACACTGTTATCTCAAGTTTGATTGCTCTCGCTGTGGTCGCAACTCCTGTTGCTGCTGAAGCACGTCATCGTGATGGAAATGGTTGGGAACAACGTCAGGAAAGACGCGAACATAAACGTTCACGCATTAGCACTGGTGAAGCAATCGCTATCGGCGTAGGTGCGTTCATTCTGGGTGCTGCTGCCAGTCGTAAACAACCTGCAGAACGTGAAGTCGAACGCGAAGTCTATGACCGTGAGTATGAATATCACTATCGTCGTCAGAATTGCCGTGAAATTTTTACCAGCGGTATAGACAGATATGGCGACTATTATGAAAAGCGCATCACTCGCTGTAATTAATTTATCCTGAAAGTAATTTTAGGGCTTGACTTTTGCCTCGTTTCGAGGTAGAATGAAATATATTAATTGATGAGGTTCCGTGATGTCTATTTCCCATAAGTCTACCCTTGCTAAATTGCTCGCCACTGAGAACCTTCGGATTGAACATCAGAAGGTTCCGACCGCGATGTTCGACCTGAAGAACCGCACCCTGATCCTCCCCATCTGGAAAGACATGTCGTCCGACCTTTATGACCTGCTTATTGGTCATGAGGTTGGTCACGCATTGTTCACACCTGCTCAGGGTTGGCACTCAGAACTTGATGCTCGTGGTATGGGTATCAAGTCCTATCTGAACGTCCTTGAAGATGCTCGTATCGAGCGTAAGATTAAGGACAAGTTTCCTGGTATCCGTCGTAACTTCTTCGCTGGTTATCAGGAACTGTTCGACAATAACTTCTTCGGTGTTAAGGGATATGACCTCAGCAAGTTGCGTCTCATTGACCGTATCAATCTGCACTATAAGGTTGGTTCTTTCCTCAATGCTCCTTTCAGCGCTGATGAGAATCAATATCTTGCTCGCGTTGATGCCTTAGAAACATGGGATGATGTTGCTGCGCTCGCAGTAGAACTCTATGAACTTGCTAAATCTGAACCCGAGCATGACTTTGATTCGTCAAACTTCATGGGTGATATTGGTGCGTTTGACGAGGAAGGTGACGACGCAGAGATTGGTGATCAGTGGGTCTCTGTAGTTGATGACGAGTCAACTGAAGAGAAGACTGCTCCTACTCCTGGTAAACCTGCAGGCAGTGAAGATGCTGACGCTGATACCGATGGTGATAAATCTGATACTCCTGCCGATGGCGCTGAGTCTGATGAAGATGGTGATGATGAAGGTGATTCCGATGAAGATGGTGGCGTTGCTCCTAACGAAGGCGTAAAACTTCCTGGTTCAAATGATACACCAATCCTCAACGAAGACCCTGTCTCTATCACTGACCAGAACTTCCGCGACATGGAAGATACATTCATCGACTCAAAGTCTCGTGAGTATGCGTATGGTATTCTCCGTAAGGTTGATACCAAGAACTATGTCATCCCTATGGACTGGGTTCTGGAAAACATGCGCCCGACTGTGTATTCTGACAGGTGGTATACGAAAACTGTAGATTACGACCCAATCGCTCAAGAAGTTTTCTCTGAGTTCCGCAGCAACAACCAGAAGTATATTAATACCATGGTTCAAGAGTTTGAAATGCGTCGTCGCGCTTCAGAGTTTGCTCGTGCGCAGACTTCTAAAACTGGTCGTCTTGATGTTGACCGTGTTTGGGCACACAAAATCAGCGAAGACCTGTTCGCTCGTAACACAGTTGTGCCTAATGGTAAAAACCATGGTATGCTTTTGTTCCTGGACATGTCTGGTTCCATGGCAGGAAACATGCGTGGTACGATTGAACAGTTGGTCACACTGATGATGTTCTGTCGCAAGGTTCGTATTCCGTTTGAAGTGTATGGTTTCACCAACAATGGTGTCGTCAATGACAAGTATTCCAAGTCTGATGCCATGCGCGCAAATCGTGCCAGTGGCATGGGTTCATCTGACAAGGAACTTGAAATCGGTGACAATTCGTTCAATCTGTTGCAGTTTGTTTCTGACAACTGTTCGTCTGCTAAGTTTAATGAGGTAGTTCGCAATCTTCTTATGTGCGCAAAGGGTTATGACTATTCTGCTCGTCCTTCTCGTCGTGCTGAAATATTCGTTCGTAATTCTCATATCATGTCTCTTGCTTCGACTCCTCTCGAGGAATCAATCATGGTTGCTCGTTCGATTGCTGACAAGTTCCGTGCTAAAAATCGTGTAGAAGTTCTCAATACTGTGTTCCTCACCGATGGTGATGGCGATAACAATATCACTGTCGGAGGCCGTTATGGTTCGCACCATATCAATATCACAGATGCAAGCACTAATGCTTCGGTAACAGTTAAGTATGATGATGAAGTTTATCGCACTCAACTACAAGTTGCTCTTCTAGAACTCTACAAGAAGGCAACAGGTTCGCGTCTTATCAACTTCTTCATCGCTCCTTACAATCCTAAGTGGGCAGCAAAACGTATGCACAATTCTGCTGAAGATTTCGATACCAAGTGGAAGAATGAATGGAAGCAAAAGTTTTTCCACACCACAAAATCGTTTGGTTTCGATGACCGCTTTTTGATTCCAGGTGGCAGCGAGTTGACTATCGGCGAAGATGTTTTTGAATCTGAAAGCAGCGACCCGAAAGATCTTCGTCGGGCATTTAAGAAGTTCCAAAATACCAAGCAGACCAACCGAGTTTTACTGAATAAAATGATCCAAGCAGTCGCATAAAATTATTTACCCCGAAGCGAAATAAGGGCTTGACTTTTATCTCGTTTCGGGGTAGAATGAAATATAATGATTGATAAGGAAAATTTTATTATGGTTGATTTCCCCTCTGAACTTGAAACTCTCGTCCTCTGTGATTGGTCGCGTGATGAAAATGGTGTCCTTCGTGCTGTTTATCCTAACGGTGCTGGGTTTATTCTTCTTCGTGATGAAACCGTTGAATATTATGACTTCTGTAATGACGGTTCTTCTGAATTGGTTGAGTCGCGTGAATTGATTATTTCTAAATAATAGGCTTGACTTTTATACCGTTCTAAGGTATATTGATTATATTAAATGATGATGTGATGTGAGGATATTTTTATGATGAATCGTGATGCTTTGGTTGAGTTCCTTTCCGACAACAACACCAACAATGGTGTTTTCCGTAAGCGTGATATTGTTGCCGCTGCCGAATCTCTTGGGATGAAGTATCCTGGTTGGATTTTTCAGCGCGAACGTATGATCAAGCGTGGTACGTATGACCTGTCCCCGTTGATGACAGGTGTTAAGTCGCCTGTCGCCCAAATCCCTGTTGCTGCTCCTAAGATGGTTATCCAACCGAAGTTGCAGACAGTGATCGAGAATCTCGTACCGCAGATTGACGTGACCTATGTTCCCTTTGGTTTCTACAACGATCTTCGGAAGGTTGTGAAGTCGAACAACTTCTACCCAACATTCATCTCTGGTCTGTCGGGTAACGGTAAGACCACCATGATTGAGCAGGTCTGTGCTAAGTTGAAGCGCGAATGCATGCGTGTTAACATCTCCATCGAAACTGATGAAGACGACCTGATTGGTGGTAACACCCTCGTCGACGGTAACGTTGTTTACCGTGAAGGTCCAGTTCTCACTGCCATGAAGCGTGGTGCTATTCTCATCCTTGACGAAATCGACCGTGGTTCGAACAAGATGATGTGCCTCCAAGCAATTCTTGAAGGTAAACCATACTTCAACAAGAAAACTGGTGAGACAGTTTACCCCAAGACTGGTTTCAACGTTATCGCTACGGCGAACACCAAGGGTCGTGGGTCTGACGATGGTAAGTTTATGTCTGCCCAGATTCTTGACGATGCGTTCCTTGAGCGTTTCGCCATCACTGTTGAGCAGGAATATCCTTCGCTGAAGATTGAGAAGCAGATTATCCTCAACAAGATGGAAAAGGTCAATAAGGTTGATGATGAATTTGCTGACAAGTTGGTGACTTGGGCAGATATTATCCGCAAGACTTTCTATGAAGGTGGCGTCGAAGAACTAATCTCGACTCGTCGTCTTGAGCATATCGTCAATGCCTTTGCTATGTTCGGTTCGCGCTCTAAAGCAATCGAACTCTGTGTCAATCGCTTCGATGCTGACACCAAGTCCGCTTTCCTAGATCTCTATAAGAAAGTCGACAGCGATGCGGTGCCAGATGATGGTGTGAATGAAGACGCATACTTCCAGTCTGTAAATGAAGAAGTTCCATTCTAAGGAGAACACAT